GGGTACTCTTGATAAGTTCAGTGTGAACTTATTCGGTTGGAGCATGTTTGGATTGGATGGATTTCTATTGAGTGCTGTCATACGTGTATTTATAAACGAAAAAAAGAGAGTCCCGAAGGACTCTCTCTAAACCCACTCTTAGTGGTGGTTTGATTACATCAAGTTTTGAATACCGAATGAACGATAGTAGTTGTTTAGACCAACGTTCATTGCGCCTAGACCTTGACTTGTACCTTCGGCAAATGGGTTTGCAACCATGCCGTAACGAGTCTTGAAACCGATCTTAGGTTGGAAAGTACCAGTATCAACTGCACGAACCATTTGCAGAGGAACGTATGGGCAGTAGAAAATACCTGCGTCATATGCATTGGTACCTTTGTAGCCCACAACTGCGAACTCAGAGGTTGAACCAGTCTGCGAATATGGATCAATGTAAACTTTGATACGACCGAAGATTGTACCAGCAAATGTATTGCCAGTGTCATCAACTGTCAGATTAACTTGACCAGCTAATGCTGATTGATAGTCAAGAATACCAGCCATTGCTAAGGCAGATGCAACGTCTGACGAGCAGATCATTACATTACCTTTACCACGACGGGTTGTCTTGGCGATTTGATTGGCTTCACGCTCAATCTGGAATGCCAGACCTTTAATCTTTTCAACCATCCAACGACCGTTCGAATCTGTATCCAGGTTGAACACACCTTTAGTAGTTGTACCTGCTTGTGCGCCACGCTTCGAAACGTAGTAAATTGTGCGAATAACTTCACGGTTAATCTCAGCAAGAATCTCAGCAGACAAAATGTTTGCTAATTCAGTTTCAGCGTCAAGACCATGAACTGCTTTCAAGTCTTGTGCCAATTCCATTGAGTATTCTGCTTTCAGAGCACGTGTCTTAGCAGTTACAGTGACTTTCTCAATTGAGAATGCCATTTGTTGGAATGTGTTACCAGCAGCACCGTCACCCAAGGCTTCAGCAGAACCAGTTGTCATTGCGTTACCTGGCGATGCGTTACCCAACAGAACGTCAGTGGCGTTAGCAGAAATGGTCATAGAACCAGTTGCAATAGCACCGTTAGCGCCTGAGAAGTTTGTGTTAGCTTCGTTATAGAATGCTTCAGTACCACCTTGTGTGTCGTACTTAGTACGCATTGCAAAAATCAGACCTGTAGGACCAGTCATTGGCTGAACGCCGCAAACGTCATAAGCGATCAAGTTAGGCAATGAACGGCGAACCAAGCTAATAAGGATTGGATCAAAACCGGCAACTGGACCAGCTGCAGCAGCACCGCCACCGAAACCGCCTGTACCAGAAAAGTTAGCTGGAGGACCTTCGTTCAGAATGCCAGCTTCTTTACGCATTTCTGTCAACTGGTTTTCCAGAATAACAGAGGTAACAGCACGGCGATATGGATCTTTAATTGCGGGAAGGTCTGGATGATCCAGTACCGATGCCCATTTTTGTTGGCTTTCTTCAGACAAATACATGTGTATCTCCTTGTTTATTTTTTAAATTTTTGTTTTTGAAATTGCTTGTGAAACTGCGGAAATAAATGGATCAGCACTTACCAATTTTTTCTCTTCAGTCTCTTCAAATTGCTCTTGAAGATGTGATACTTTCGCTTTCTGGATACCAGATGGAAAATAGTTTTCACGCAAGGTTTCAAGTTTCTCTACAAACTCTTCTTCTGTGGAAAAGTCTACACTTTCTGCAAGTGTTTTGATTTTTGCAACTTGAGTTGCGGTCAAACCTTCACATACTTCTACTGTCAATTGTTCTTTAATAGCTTCAGTCAAAGCTTTTTTATATTCAATGTTTGTTTCAATTTCTTCATTGAGTTTAGTTTCAAGTTCTTCCACTTTAGCGGCTAACTCTTCAACTAGGTCAACTTTATCTTCTGGAACATTGATATAGTTTTCTGCAAACAGATTACGGAGACCAGCAATAAAATCTTCTGTGATTTCAGAACGCAGACCACTTTCAATAGCGATTTGATTCTCTTGCATCCACTGTTCTACTACGTAGTTTAGGTAATCATCAACCTTCTCTGTTAGATCGGATTTGATTTGTTCAACGGTTTCTTCAAGCATACCAGCATACTCGGATTCCATTTCTTCTTGAATCTGTGCAACACGGTCAAAGACACGTGCTTCAAAAATTGTTGCGGCTTTAGATTTAAAATCTTCCGAAATAGTTTGGTCATCAGCAAACAGTGCTTGAATATCATCGTGCATCTGTGCCCGCATTTCGTCAATCATTGAATACTCTTCCTGATCTGTGCTTTCTGAATAATTGCTGTATTTTTTCTCAATTCCTTTGGCCATTTGTTTACCTGCAAGACCAAACCTTTTACCAATAATTTCTCTGCTTGATACTTGTTTGTTTACATCTTTATTACTCTGACCATCATATGCATTGTCTGCACGTTTTTTGTAAACTTTTGCAGCAGTATCTAAAGAAACTTCATCAAGTTGATCTTCATCATACTCTTCATTTTCACGCATAGTGTTTTTACCAACACGGTTTTGAGTGTCTGACGATGCAGCAGAAGGTTTAGTTGTAGGAGCAGTTGCAGATTTAGCACCTTTGGTTGCATCAATTTTATTTGAATCGCCTTCAGGTTTAGAATCTTGAGGTGTAGGACCGCCCATGTCTACAATAGTAGCACCTGGAAGTTTTTGCATTGGCATAGCAGGAGCAGAACTCTTGCTACCTGCAAGAATTTCGGCTGCTGCTTCCATGAGTTTGTTTGTTGCCATTGGATATCTCCTTATGATTTCTTATTTATAAATTTTAAAGTTTAGATAGGTAATTTTCAAATAGTTTCAGAGCAACTTCCTCTATCTGACGGGAAGGTGCTGCACGAATCTGTCTTTTAGCATTGTCAAAGTCTACTTCAACAAATCGCCCCTCGACAAACAACCATTCTTTGTTTTCCATAATACCTTGAACGAAAGCACCGGGTGCAGATGGATCAGCAACAATGTCTGCAGCTGTAGCAAGACGCAGATCATCTTGTACCAGATTATAACCTTCTTTTGTCATAACTACAGAACCCATAGCACGACTGGATACACCAAGATTAACATCACAATCAATAAAATTCTTGACAATCTGGCCATAAGGTGTATCTAATACAAGTGCTTTACCTCTGAAAGTATTTCCATCTTCTACTAGACTTACAATCTTATGTGACACACGTTCTAGATTTAACGATGGAGTATCTGGATGCCCTAGTTCACCAAGAGCACGATTAGTATTGATGTATTCTTTGGTATAACGAGCAACTTCATTTCGTAATGTTTTCATTTCATACATGCGGTTATTTCGATTGACTTCATCGCCAACCAAAAAACGACCTTCGATATACATGTTTTTTTTACCACTCTCTGTGGTTTCTGTAAGGTACTTTACGTCCTCAATTTGTTCTTTAATTAGTTTCATGGAATTGAATACCCTGTATATGGATCAACGTTATAAGAAGCAACTTTTGAAGTTTCCATAATAACAGTGCCTCCACTATTAATTGTAATAGTTACACTTGATGTATTATTGTTTGCTAATGAATATCCCAAATCATCAAAACGGAATTCACTTGAGTTATGTAAACTCAGAAGTGGAATACTGTTTCTGGTAATAAGAATGTTACCGTTTGTTGACCAAAATATACGTTTGATATCAAACGAAGTTACGTTTTCAGTAGTTGTGTTTGCTCTTAAATCAGTAAGATTAATATAATAAGTGCCAGGATCATTAATCCTAATCACTGATGATCCTCTTAACGTATTGTTATATTCAATTCCCATTTTACTTTAGTCCTATAGATGATCTTCGGCGCATTGACATCTTTCTTTTCATCAATGTGCGTCTAAGTTTTGCTCTTCTTGTTGTTTTCCACGAACGTTTTAACTTTCGTGCTTTTGCTATTCTTACTGTTGCAGGTATTTTACGTACTGTATTACCTGACAATTTATAACCTTTAATACCCGACTTACGAACATTTCTTTGTACTATAATTCTACCTTTGGTGTTACGGCGAATGCGCCTACGAATTTTAGTAACTCTACCCATCTTCATAATATTTGGATTACGTTTTACTGCCTCATCCAAACCTTCCCACTCAACTTCCTCAAAAATTGTTTCAACAACAAATGGTTTTGCTTCTTCTAACTTTTGAGCAACAAGTTCATCTAAACGTGCAAAGATGGCCTGACGAGCTTCATCTAGTTTAGACTTGATAATGTGATCTACAAAACTCATATGTCTTGTCAAAACTTTCTTCGGAACTTGTTAGTAAGTCTATAAACTTTTCTTTGTTCTCTTCTTCTAAACCATCGTAAGCATAAACTATACGATTAACCATCAAAGTATCAAGTTCTATTTGACTACCATCTTGCAATTCTAATGTAGTCTCTTCAGTTAATTTAACAGTTGCTCTTAGTTCATCAATAAAATTTTCTGCCTGTATACCAGAAATATCTGCCATTGGTGATCCAAACGGCACACTAAAATACCTATTCATCTTATCACTGTAGTACAATGCAATACGTGTACCATCTGGATATAATCTTACCGCTTTACGTTTGATTACCAGAATAATTGGCGGTACTGGTACCAGTGGTGAACTTGTTGACTCATCCAACTCTTCACGTACCGCTTGCTTTACACGACCATAAATTTGTTTATTATTAGAAATTAAATCTACCATACGGTTAAACAAGTTCTGCATTATGGCACGATCAGCAGGACTAAAATTAGGTTTATCTTCACCCATCTTATCCAGTATCTTGTGGATACGTTGCACTTGTGCTTTGTTTGCTAAACCTGCACGAACAAGAGCATCAAACTTTGAATAGTCTTTCTTCTCTTCTTCCGTAATAAGTTTAAAATCTAGTAACGATTTCATTCTTGTTCTATTTCTTCGTTTTCTTCTTCGGATTCGGCATCATCTTCAGGCGTTTCCTCTTGCCCAGCATAAAGAGCAGAAGCGATTTCTTGTTTGCGATTTTGGAGCGCATCGAACGCTTTCGTGGATAATACATTTTCTAAACCTTCTTTAGCGTCAAGATTTTCGCCTGCTGCAATATTATTAATTATGTCTTGAATATCCATCACAACTCCTATTTACGTTTACTATTTATGTTTGTTACAGACTTGTTTACCTCATCATCTAGACCAGGTGTTAAAGACTCTTCTTGATCTGTATTTTCTGCGGTATTATCTTCTGGTGGATACTCATTAGCATCGGCACCATCTTGAGGCGCATTCATTATAGAACCTTGCATATCATCTGGTAATGAATCTTTTTCTTCTGCAATTTGTTCATCCATCTTCTCAATCTCTTCATCTGTCATCATCAAAATTTTGTTCTTAATGTAATGATTAGAAAAGTATCTACCAATATATGGATCAACCATTTGCAACATCTGTAAACGATTCTGTAACAATTCTGAGGCTCGCATCTCAGTAAAGTTATTATCTTTTTGGAAGTCATAGTAGATATCTTCTTTGAATTCTTCATACTCTTCCAATGTACAGATACCTTTAAGTACCAACTGAATACGCAAAGCATGATCAAATAACTGTGTAAACTTATTACGAAGTCTAGAAACAAACTTAGCAAACTTTAATTCATCACGGGTAACTTCTTGTGAACGACCCATGCCTGCAAAACCACCTCCAGTATCTTCAAGGCGTGAATAAGGTACATTCAAACACTGTAGTAATTTCTTCTGAAAGTATTTAACATCTTCCAATTCACCTAAGTTTTGACCCGCTGGTAATGTAGTAATCTCTGTACCTTTACCACCTTCACGGCGTGGTAACCAGAAATCTTCAAGCATCGACATGTGCTTACGTTCATCACGAAGTTCACCAGTGTTAGCATCATACACCATCTTGTTACGATACTTGACCATAACATCACGAAGATACTGTTCTGCTTTACCACGTGGCAAGTTACCAACGTCAATGTAGAATATACGGCGTTCGGGAGCACGACTAATACGGTAGATAACAATCGCATCTTCAATCATTCTAAGTTGATTGAGTGGCTTGATTGCTTTATGTAGATATGAAATAACAAATGTATTCTTTGCATCCATCAAACCAGAGTTCACATTAATAATTGAATCTGGTGCAATACGAACGCCTTGACCTACATTTGATGTAAATGTTTGAGTAGTCTGACCTTTATCATTAAAGACATAATACTCTGCGGTAGATGCAATAATCTGTGCGCCTGTTTTAGGATCACGATCTTTTTTGATCTCACGAACTTTACGAATCTTACGTGGATCAATATATCTTAGTTCTTGTATACCTTCTTTTGGATTTTTATCGTTGACAACAACATGATAGAACAATCTTCCATCAATGTACCAACGTTTGAATAAGTCATCCGCAAGATTAGAAAAGTTCAACATCTTTAAGACGTTTTGAAACTCTTCGTTGATTTTCTTTTTGATTGATTCAGGTTGATTGAGATTATCCATTACGATATCACAAACTTTACCTGCTTCATCATGAGAGATTGCTTCGTTGACAATCTCATCAATTGCCATATCTAATTCTGGATGATTAGACATCTCACGATAACGTGTAATGAGTTCAATCTCATTACGCACCGAACCTTCTAAATCGACATACGTACCATAATAGGCATTCTGTGTAACGGTAACTGCACCGTCATCAATAGCCGCAGTAGGCAACGCAAAGGATGACTGCTCAGGTTTTTCTACCTGAACAACATCCTTTGAGCCTAATGTAAAGCCGAATAATTTTATTGCCATTAATCTTTCATCCTATAGATAAAAGTAGGGAAAATCCCCTACTCTTAGATCACGCCGCTTGCTACTGAGTCCCACCACTGGTAGGTCAAAGTAACAGAGAACTCTTCAATCGCATCATTTGAACCCCAATCAACGTCAATTGGAGTTACATCTGTTGGAAACAATCCTATAAATTTATACTTTTTAAGAGTGTTGCCTGCTTTGCCAAACTGAGTAACTTCACCATCAACAGTGTAACCAAGTGGTGTACCAGCAACTGGATTACGAACGTTTAGATTATGACTATTAATGCCAGCCATCCAACGTTCAAATGCATTGCGTACCACAAAGTCCTCATCATTGATAACTGTAATTGTCCAGTCAGCAAATGTACGATTTCCCACAAACTTTAACTCACGACCAAAGTATTGTACAGGCGCAACACCCAGAGTTGAACCTGGAAGTTGTGCTGTCTTACACATGAACGTTGTTTTTGTTTGTGCGTTTCCTGGCAATGAGAACGCAGGAAACGGCAAACTTACCTCAAATAGATTTGGGCGGGCACCGTCACCTGTTAATTGTGAACGGAACTGATTTACATTAAATGCCATTTATTTTCTCCTGTTTCTCTCTATTTAGAACGATCCTACAACTTCATTGAACTGTACGCCTGTACGAACGGCAACAAAGTTCAACTGAATGAAGTTGATTGATCGGGCTGGTTTGATATAAATGTCACCAATAAACTGATTTGAATCAATAACTTGTCCAGTATTATTTGTATCATCACAAACAACACGGAAGTCAGTGATACCACGGCGACCTTGTACATCACGCAAGAATGGTTCTACGATTGCTACAAACTGAGCACGTGTAAACTGGTCATTGAATTCAAATAATGAGAAACGTGCTGCACGACTAATTGCTTTCTCAAGTACAATAAACAAACGGCGAACATTGATACGATCAAATGCACTTGGTTTGGCCAACATTGTTTTATCACCAAACAAAACTGTACCTTCACCTGGGAATGAAACAACTGGGTTAATACCTGTAACGTATAATGTATCACGCTCAGTCTTAGTTGGATTCCATGCAAGTTTAACTACGTTTTTAATTACACCACGGTTCATACCACCTGGTGAGAACCAAGGATCACGTTCGGTATCTGTACGAACACAGAGACCAGCAATGTCACCATTCAGTGGTACCCAGCGATAGAGGTCTGCATATTTGTCATACTGGTATTTGTAACCAGAATCAATTACAGCATAAGAAGATGATGTCAAAGCATTACGGAAAGCAACTACCGATGTTGCTTCGTTACCTGGATTGTTGACAACATTTGCCTTAGTTGGCGAAATAAATGCTACGCAATCTTTACGACTTTCTGCAATGTTGCTGATAACATATGTTGCAACTGTTGAGTTACCTGTACCAGTTACTAACAACGACACATCAACTGCTTCAGCATTTTTAAATGAATCCCAACCAGAAGTAATCTGGGATGAACTAATGTTACCATCAGTACCGCCAGAGAATGAGAATGTGATATTTGCTGTTGTTGTTTTAAATGCAGATCCATTTGCTGTTGAACCCCATGCAGTGCCTGAACCTAAGTTTGCAGTAGCAGGATGTGCCAACCAGTGAATATATTGTGATTGTTGAGCAATAACATTTTTATAGTAACTTGAATTGCCAGAATCATCTTTTGCATCGGATGCTTTTGAAACAAATGCATATTTTTCTAAAACTGTGCCTGCGGTGCCTGAAAATAAACCTTCTTCATCCACAACTACAATATGCATTTCATCATTAGCATTTGAATTGCCTTTGCTGGCAACATAAGTAGATGTATTTGGAGTTGCGGTAAATTGAGAAGCGTATGCCCATCCAGCATATGAACCGCCATCTGCTACAGAAATTTTAAGTGTATTGCCAATTGCACCAGGATAACGTGCTGCCCATCCGTTATTTGTGCCGTCCGCATTACCTTGTTGATTTGCTGTCCACTCATCTTTATTTTTGATTTGAACAGGATTACCGCTTGCTGTACTATTTCCAGATGTTGCGGTATTGATTGCACGAACTACTTTTAAATTGTTTCCGTATGCCAGAAAGTTTGCTGCTGAGAACCAATATTCATAATTATCGTTATTCGGTTTACCAAAGGTACTGACTAAACGAGTTTCGTCAGAAATGGTAGTAACTTCACTGCATGGTCCCCAAGCAAAAGGTCCTACAAATGCTCCTGTAGAAGTTGCAACTGAAGGAATAACTGTAGTCAGATCAATTTCTGATACATTTACTCCAGGTGATAATTGAAATGCCATTGGATTTCTCCTTTAATTGTTTGGGTCAATTGTCTTTGATAGTCTATTTAGTTTTTTAGAAACTTGAGATTGGATACCCACGTTTTTCCGCAAAGTGCCAACGGTCATCACCATCATCTACAACTTCTTCTTGGAGACCATTTTCTATGAATCCAAAAGGTGTCATGGTCTCATCAATTAACATATTTTGTTCATCTAACATCATCTTACGAATATCAATATTGGTAGAGTCTTTGAAGAATGACTGTGCAGTCAACCAAGAAAACAAAACCAATCCCATAACAATGTCATCATTGCTGCCTTCTTCTGCCGCATATGAATCTCTGACTCGAACAAATGTATTCATCTCATTAATGGTATCAAAGTCATTGATAATCAACTTGTCATTCTCCACCAAAGTCTTTAAGTTGGCACAACCAATCTTCTTGACTGATTTGGTTGTTTTAATACCAAACGATGTTGACCTTTTAAATCCTGAAGAGATAGACTGACCTTTAATGTGATGTTGTTCAGTCTTGTAAATATTTTCATACTCTAAGTCATAATGAAGAATATCTACCACTTGTTGACCAACATTATTAGTTTCTACTAATACGAATGCTTCATTGTATCGTTTTGCAACTGAGTAAATGACTGTTGGAAAAAACAATAGTGGTAATTTATTATTACGGTATCTTGCTACCTGTTTGTATGGTGCTTGTGTAGCATCAAGTACATTAATGGTGGAATAGTCTAAATTTACACCCTCTGAACAGTCTACCGTAGCAATGTATAGATGACCAGGTATAGGTTCTTCATAAATGTAAAAATTTTCTTCTATTTTAATTGGTTCATGAAATGCTAATGATCTAAGTTTTGCACCAGAAATAAGAGTTGCCGATGAACCAATAAACTCTGTCTCAAACTCTTGTCGAAATTGTTCTTCGGAAGTGTTTCGTATTGTTTCTTCTTTCCACTGAGCATCACGACCAGGTACTTGCGACCAGTGAACTTCAACTGTTTTATATGTGGAACGTTTTTCAATTGCATCTGTCCACATCTTATAAAACAAATTCAATCCATTAGGAGTTGAAACGATAATTACTTTGGAGGTTTGACCAGAAGAGATAACAGGATATGTTGATGTGAAGAATTCAACTGCCATGTTGTGTGGAACGAACGCAAACTCATCAAGAAAAATTAAATTATAAGTACCACCTCGAACACCACCTGCTGATGTTGCATAAGCAAATATTTTGGAACCATTTTCTAATTCTAAAGAACCTTTGTTCCATGTCATAATACCTTGTTGCAACCAAGCAGGGAGATATTCATATGCCTTTTGAATACGACCTAGAATATCACGGGCTAACTGACCTTTGTTGGCAAGAATACCAATAGTGTATTCTTCGTTGAAGATTGCTGCCCATAACATGTAACCAACTGTCGTAGTTGTCTTACCAACCTGTCGTGGCATCTTTGCAATAGTAAAACGATTTTCGTGAAAGGTACGTACCATGTCCTCTTGAAAATCCCACATGTCAAATGGAATAAGACCACGGTCAACATTGACAATCTTGACGTATTTTTTGATAAAGTATACAGGATCATCTGCACACTTTGCGATTTCTAATACTTGTTCTTCAGTATAGGATAGTTCAGTGCCTGTTTTTTTAAGTCTAGCATTACCAAGGTATCCGTCATCCATTTTTATTTAATGATGCTTCTCAACATCCATCCTTTTTTCTGGTGTGCGCCTAACAAGTCTTGTAAAAAGTTACCAACAGCAGGTTCACCTGCAGCATCGGCAGCAATAATACCAGCACGAAGATGAACAATATAACGTTCATTGTCTGCATATAGTTCACGCATCATTGCCATCGCATCAGGTATACTAGTTGCTTCTTGAATGTCTGCTAATTCTAACATACGTGCAAGTGAACCTGGTGCATACGAATTTAATGAACGAAGTTTTTCTGCAATATCATCTGTCTGTAACCATACAGAATTATAAAAATCATTTAAAAATTCATGATATTGTGGAAAGTTGGAACCCTCAATGTTCCAATGATAACCATGCGATTTGAGATACAAAGCAAAGTTTGTACCTAAAATTGTTTTAAGTTGAGAAATAAGTTTTTCCATTATGTTTCCTGTTTTTGAGTTTTAAGCATCTTTACCAATTCTGCGGTAGAACCAACAAACACTGCTTTATCTATGTTTAAATTATTTTGTGCTTCCGCTTTTGGTACTAAATCTTTTTTACGTTTTTGTATTTCAAGCAAGTCTTTATTCATATCAGCCAAGTTTTTCATTAGACCAGATAGCACTTCAAACGCACGTGGGTGTTGACCATCTCTTGCTATGAGCATCAATTCGTTTACTGCTTGATTGCCTTGAGTCACCAGTTCACGAATATTTTTTCGTGCAAAGTCTGCATCAGCATTTACTGGATCAGCATACTCTACCACAGCAGGTAAAGTTTCGACTTTAGGTTCTTCTTTAATTGGTTCAACATCAAAAATCTCTGAGAGATTTGCATTTATTTTTTTCATGGTAAAGTATTAGGATATTCTTTTGTAGTTTCAAAGAATCCAAATTCATCTCCAAGTAAAGCAGTTCCTGGATTAGTTGAAGTTTTTATCTGTACAACATTTAATGAATTAACGTCAGTTACAATCACATTATATGATGCACCCGTATAATCACCTGTAAGTTTATCACCGACTTTGATAAATTTATTGGCGCCAGTTACTATTAATATACCTGAAGATGTATTACTAAAATAATCTACTGAGCCAAACAAATCTGAGTTGTTTGCACGAAGTGTTTCACCTTGAGCAAATACACCACTACCATTTGCATAATCAACATAAACTTTTTGTATTTCTTTAGATGTCAGATCAATAAACGAATTTGTATTAGCAGTCTTGATGTACTTACTAGATTTAACTGGTGGCCATATGTAACCTTTAGCAGTAAAAGTTAAATCCCAAAGAATCAATCGTGTAGAACCTTCATTTTCTGCACCCTCATATTCCACAGTTGATGCTACTGAATCAAGTATAATAGGTACATTATATTTTTGATCCATTTCTGGAATAAAGTCTACAGTGACATTGAAGTCTGGTGTAAAGAAAGGTAGAATCTGTTCTAATATCTGTGTACCATCTTCAGTATTACGTACATAGATCGATAACGAAAACTGAAAGTTATATGGTATAGGAACAAACTGTGTGCTTACAGAAGTGTTATCTTTTTTAGCAAAGTTACGAAGTGTTGAAACTTGTTTGCGATTAACATCATATTCCAAACTGTCAAGATTAAATGACATACGTGGAACAACAGTAGCAATAGACTTGATCAGATTAGGATCAGATGTAATCGCCGTTAGAAAACGTTCTTTTGGTGAATATGTTAGCGGTACTTTCCATTTTTCTTTTGGTACTCCCGCTTGTGTGTATCGTACAATCTCTAAATCATTAAAGAGTGTACCAAATACAACCACCATTTTACGAATGGTTCGATGATAGAACTGAGAATTACCTAACATTATGCTTCGCCAAATGGGTTATGTTCAGTGAAGTCAATTATGCCATCTGAACTTGCTTCAATACGAGCGTTGTCGAAAATATCTTCAAATGCATTGTTCATCGTAGCCGCATCAGAAATTACATTGATAGTCCAGTTTGCACCACTTGTATTACCATATAAAGTATTTGTTGTAAAATTACCTTGAACACGATATACTTCTACAAATTGATTATCAACATGAGCATGGACAAGTGCTTGTGCAGTTGCCGATGTTAAATTGGCACCTTGATATACTATTTCTTGATTAATAAAATTGCCTGAACCACCAGCCGCAAAATACAGTCTTGTTTTTGGATAGTAATCGACAATTTGTTCATCAATCATCTTGATGCCAGTTTCAATAATCTCATTTGAGAATACGTATTGTTTCATCTTCAATGCATAAACATATACATTACCACCACGACCACGACCTAATGTATAGAACATAGTCTGTTGATCTTCATGTTCAACAAAAGTAATCTCGAAGAAGTTGTTTAGCATTGGAATGAATACCAAATCACCTTCACGTGGACGAGTATATCCATTTACTGTGTATCGGAATCGAAGGCGTGATACCAAGAATGTTGCTTCATCACGAATCTCAAGACCAAATTTGGAAATAAAATCTTGCTCACCATCCATACCTGTAACATTTTCTAGGTACATTTCAATCGGATGAGCAGTTAGATATTGTTTAAGAGTATCTTCACCGAATAGGTAATCTACTTGATCACGTGTGGTACGTGGCATGTAATACACATCCATGCCGTAGATTTTCAGTGCTTCAATAACTAAATCTTCAACGAGCAGTTGCTCGGAAGTTATCTGATTTGCAGGATAATTATTGAAGTAAAAATTAGTTGCCACATTTTATCCCGTCAGAATTTCTGATGGCAACGAACCCATTTGATACATTTCGTCTTCCATTTTGTCAATCTCTTGTACTGCTTCATCGTAAATTACTTGACCGTTTAATGTAACACCACCTGGCATTTGTATACCAGCAAACTTTTTGAGGTTAGCACCCCACTGACGTTTGATCAATGCAGTTGCATATTTTTTTAAAAACCTATCGTTCCATACATCGGCAACACCTTCAATTGTTGCGGTTATATTCGTATAAGTTTGTGCTGTATTACCAACAAATTCTAAAGAGGTAGGACTTGAAATTTTTTTTACTTGTTTCTGTTCAGTGCCAATCGTAATAAAATCAAAATCAACAAGTTCTTGATCAAACTTGGTACCTATACCAGTAACGGTATTAGAACCTGGAGCACATGATAAAGTACCTGTCAGTGTAATTGTTTCTGGTTCTAATGTACGATAGCATTCAATGATAACATAGTTACCTGGTTGAACATCTCTTGTCCAATCAATGTCTAAGAATACTTTATTTTGGTGTCTATTAAACCGAAACTGTGGAGTACCAGAGAACAACAAATTCAATGTACGTAAATGTTGCATGGTAATTTCATATGATACATACGACACCGATGTGAAATCATAGAGATCATGCAGACGTAACTGATAGCGCAAATCAAACATATTGATTGATGCGTTAGATAAATCAAATGGCATAACACCAGTAACAAATTGCACAGCATCAGGACAATATATCCACTGCCTATTAATATCCGCAGCAGTGATGCAGTGTTTCATAAACAATTTTTCAGTACCATCATAATGATAATCACCCCAGAAAGAAAGTGCTTCATCAATTCGATCATCTACTTGATCATCATCAACGTTGATTTCAATTACTGGAAAACCTAATTTACGTAGGCAGTATTCTTTAAATTGTGTTCTTGTTTTTGGGTGTGCCATAATTAATACATGTATGATGCACTAAATTTGGAATTTGCTGCCAAAACAGTGTATGAACTACTTCCCGTTTTTATTATATTAAAAGTATATGTATCAATAGACTCTTGAAAACCAACCGAATAAACTGGATAAGTGTTACCTATCCAATAAGGACTAATTAATGTGCCGTCAATATTAAGATTTGCTTTATAATTATTTAAACCTTGTTTCAATAATATGGCCAAAGATATAGAACTTCCAGTATTTAAGGCACTGTCTAAACTAGTAGAAGAGTTTCCTCTAACATTAAAAGTTACATTTGCAGTAGTATTTGATGAGAAAAAGTATACTGTATTATTTAAAATATCAATATTTGTAGTGCCACCAATTGCTGTAGAAAATACATTTGCAGTTTCAAACAATGTAGTAATTGAAAATGCAAGATTAGGAGACAACAAGTTTGATGTGACGGCACCAGCAACAATATGATTTGTAGTTACAGCACCAGCAGGAATTAAGTTACCTGTGATTGCACCAGCAACAATATGATTGCTTGTAATTTGAGCAGCAACAATATTATTACCACGAATAGCACCAATTGGAATTAAATTGCCTGTGATAGCACCAATGGGAATTAAATTGCCTTTGATTGCACCAGCAACAATCTTTGATGTTGTGACTGCCTGATCTGCTAATGCCGAACTTTGAATAGCATTAGGTAATAAATCAAGATTTACACCAAGCGTCAATGTATTAGAAGAAGGATCGAACGACAGATTCCGATTAACGAATTCTGCCGTTGTAGTTCCACTAATGTTCGGCTGCAAACCGAGATAGTGAGTTGTAGTATCACTAACGGTTTGCAGTATCGGTAAAGTAACGACTGTTTGCATTTATGCTTGTGCTTCTGTCCAAGATAAACGTGTAAAGATATTCGCTGACGCTGTACCAATGTTACGAGCAGTAATTGTTACAATATCAGGACCATCTGGATAGAAACTCAGATTTGGTGCAGAAGTACCACCACCAAGAATACTATTACCAAGGTCACGAACCAAAGGTAAGTCATACGTGGTTGTTGAGAAGTTTGTACCACCAGAAGCATTAGTAAAGCCAGCAAAAATAACTTCGCCTCCTGCCACGCTTGTACCGGCAGCCGCACCGGCAGTCGATACAGTATGGTTAATATATTGAACAAGACTTGAACCACCAACAGAAGTCCAAGTAGGTGTTGCATTTGATGATGCGCCATTCAAAACAATTTGTACTAAGAATGTACCAGAAGATAACATATCTAATGTACGCAAAACCATTTGCATAGTATTTTTAATTTCACGTACACCTAAAGATGCACCAGAAATACCGTTACTTACTGATGGTGCGATACGGAAACTTTGCAATGCAAGTGTTTGACCAGCAGCAACGTTCGCAGAAGTTGTCATACCTGTTGTGAACACTAAAGATTTATCATCATCGTAACGACCATCCATAATCACCGAAGTGCCCCAATGAGAAATACGTGGTGCGTAACCAGGCGCATGTAAATCAATTGCTACAGGTGCAGTTGCAGAATATGTAAATGTCTGCGCTACATTACCCATAGGAATAAAATTTACTGTACCTGTGCCAGAATATGTTGGTGCTTGAGACAGTGTAATTGAAACACCTGGATTGATGTTTGTAATTACAGCAGCCTGTGGAACGTTCGCATTCACTACGTACATACCAGGTTGAATACCAACAGTTGTTTGTCCAGCAACCAAATTCAATGTTGCATTTGATGTGTTCATAATACAGTTAATTGTATTACCTGGTTGACCACGAAGCGCTACATTTAATAGATAACCATTTGTAGCATTACCTGTAATACCATCATAGTTAATGTACTCAGACCGACCTTGACCATTCACCCAAACTGTACCAGTTGTTGGGAATGCTGATGCATCTGCAACGTTTAATGTAACATCTGCTGGATTTAGTGTAGCATTCAGTTTAGTTTTCTTAGAGAATGTATTTGTCTCATAACGTCCAGGTAAGTTACCTGAACGCATATGTGCTTCATAGTTTACATTGTTATTGATCATCTTGTGGCAATAGATAACGTTACCGTCTGGTCCACGGAATCCCCAACGGACAAAACCAGCACCGTACCAAGAATAGTCCATATAAAACATCTGCATTTTGGTTAAATCTATATTAAATCCAGAAGGACCTGTACCATCACAACGATCAATATTCCATTGAGATTGTGGAACACGGGTCTCAACTGTTTTACTGATAACTGCTTGTAAAGTATTTGCTTCGCCACGATAGTTCGGTTGAACCTCCATAACCTGATTAGAACGAATATTTTCCACACGATATGACATACCTTTAATAACAACATAATCTCCAGGATTTAATTGACCTGAGAAGTTTGTTGTGGTGCCGTTTACTGTTACACCAGTAATTGTACTATTGCCAGTATTTGCAGAAACAAAACCTGCTAATTGAAAAACACTATTACGGCGAACAGCAGATAAAGTTTGTCCATCAAATTCAAAGAACATACCATTTTGATCATCAAACAAACCCATACGATTTAAAGCACCATACCAAGTATTTGCAGACACACGATATGTACCAGTTGCTGTTGCACTTGAGGGAGTCGTACTTGAAACGTATGTAAACGTAAATGGATCAATCACTTGATTTACTGAATATGAACCGTTGTAACCAGTTTCATTAGCACCAGTAATTACCATAGCAACGTTTGGACTAATAAAATGAGCGTCTTTAGTTTTAACTGTAACTAAAGTACCTGAACTAGTCAAACTATCAACACGCATAGAAGGTTTCAACAAAGTGCCTGTTGATACTTGAACACCTTTACCAGATTGATAACGGAAATAACGGCGTGTTTGGCGAATCAGTTGATTATTATGTGAATCTGCTGATGTGCCAAATTCAACACCACCATCATATGCACGATGTGAAACTGTACCACGTGATATTGGATACATTGCTGAAAGACCAGAAGCAGTTACGCCACCAACTGGAGCACTATTAGCATCAATACGGAAAACTGTATTTGAAACAACTTGAGTAATAGTGAATGTTCCGTTAGGTGCACCAGATGTACCCGCTGCTAACCCTTGAAGAACAACTTGATTACCAATTGTTAAACCATGTGGTTGAACTGTCGTTATATAGCAATTTGCAAGACCACCTGGTGTATTGACGTTTGCAATTGGTGTATTTGCACGATTAAAAATTGAACCATTGGCAACTTGAGTCGCATTTGGAATAAAAATTGATTGATTAGTATTAGTTACACTGGCATAACGTTGCTTAGTAGAGTAACGAAAACTTGTACCTGTAACCACAGACTCAACCATAAATGTACCTTCAGCAGGTGGCCAGTTTGTATCAGTAATAATAACCGGAGTATTAACTGCTGGAGGTGTAGTGGTAGCCACAATAATAGTAGGCGAATTTACAACAGCAGTAATGTCAGTTACAACCAATGGACCAGAAGTAGTAGAATTTAAGTTAGCATATGCATATGATTTGTTGTTCAACAGACCTATAGTTTCCCATTTTGTTGATTGAGTACCATATTCAAAGTCTGTATCGATCAATGCTTGCGGCATTGAGACACGAAATTTATTTACTGGGTCAGTATACGTTTCTGATGGACTAAACTTCTCTTCATATTCATCAATCACAACTTGCAATTTATTCGTATTGGTCATTGTAGTTGTATTATAAGCCAATACTACCGTAGTTGTCGTTAGACCACTAGTCGGATCTGTTGAGATTGAGTGTGAAGTAAATGTCAGATTTGGATCTGAGAAATTGTAAATAACTCTATTTGAGGTAACGTTCGTAATAAGAACGAAACGTTCACGTTGAATTGCTTGATTAAAGACGATAGTCCTACTAGACGGAGTAAACGTATAATAGGTGTCTAATATTGCTTTTCTGGCCATTTTAACTCCAATATATTGAAAAAGTGTTAATTTTTAAAATCTCTACTATTTAGTAACCCATGAAAATATCAGTGGGTTTAAAAGGATATATCTTAGTATTTGCGTTAGGTATACCTGGAACTAAACGAATCATTACGTCAGCACCAGCAGGAACTGAATCAGCAAATTTAATATTTCCACTATCATCTAAGGTATATCCTTTAGATGCTGTTGGAACTAAACTCAGCCAAACGGTATCATAATTATTAGCATATGCTGCTTGAGTTATGCCATAAATTGTTACCATCAAATTCCACGGGCTTGGCACAGAAATGTTTGCCGTATTGTATGTCAAAGGAAATACATTCGTAAAACCATCAGTCAAATAAGATACATCATCTAAATCGTAAGTGTATAATACATTTGTTATATCATTAGCAGCAGCAAAAGCACCATTGGCATAGATTGCTGCAGAGTTTGCTACATCACTCGTTGCATTTGCTCGAATAAATCCAGAGTTTGCAGCAGAAAATGCTGAGTTAGCATAAGAGCCTGACGCTACTGCTTTACTATCAGCAACGTTTGCAGCAGAAAATGCTGAGTTAGCATAAGAGCCTGACGCTACTGCTTTACTATCAGCAACGTTTGCAGCAGAAAATGCTAAGTTAGCATATATCGCAGCAGAGTTTGCAACATAATCTGGAGTATTTGCTTGTAAGAATGCACCGTTTGCATAAATTGAAGCAGAGTTAGCAACTGCAAAACCAGAGTTAGCATAATTGCCTGCTGATACAGAATTACTGTTCGCAACGTTAGCGGCAGAGAATGCACCATTGGCATAAATTGCAGCAGAGTTAGCAACATATGATGGTGTGTTTGCTTGTAAGAATGCAGCAATGATACTATTATTCTGTGTTAAATCTACACCAACAGAAACATTTGCTTGTAAGAATGCGGCATTTGCGTAATTACCTGCTGATATAGAATTATTATTTGCAACGTTAGCAGTAGTAAAGGCGCCGTTAGCATAAATTGCAGCGGAGTTAGCAGTATAACTTGGTGTGTTTGCTTGTAAGAATGCTGCATTGGCTTGTAAGAATGCACCGTTAGCATAAATTGCAGCAGAGTTAGCAGCAGCAAAAGCAGTATTTGCATAGTTACCTGCTGATATAGCATTACTGTTTGCAACGTTAGCAGTAGTAAAAGCACCGTTAGCATAAATTGAAGCCGAGTTTGCGGAAGCAAATGCCGAGTTTGCGTATGATGCCGCAGAGTTAGCAGTATAACTTGGCGTGTTTGCTTGTAAAAATGCTGCGTTTGCTTGTATTAATGCTGAGTTCGCATACGTAGCAGTAGCATTACCATACGAGAATGAAGCATTGGCTTGAATGAATGCAGCATTAGCAGTGTTAGCAACCTGCTGAACAAATGTTAATGAACCAGCAGAGTTAGCCGCAGCAAAAGCAGCATTTGCATAAGCACCAGCAGAATTGGCAGCAGAGAATGCAGCATTGGCAATATTACGAGCAGTTTGATCTGTGCCACTACCGCCAGCATTTGCAGCAGCAAAAGCAGCATTTGCTTGAATGAATGCGGAGTTGCCAGTAAAGAATGCAATATTTGCTTGAATAAAACTGGAGTTTGCCTGATAGTATACTGAATTGATGTATGAATTTAAATCAAAACCATTCAGTATAATATTGTTTGAACGCAGATTTGCATTCAGTGTATCAAGTTGGAATGTACTATTTGAAACATCAATATTGGTATTTGCTTCAATCTCAGGATCATACCTCTTGAACAAAAACCATTCTTTGACAGCAGCATCACGGAATATACCAGTATGAGTATTTACACCATCATTATAATGTCCTGCAATACCAATGTCTAAAACATCAGAACTATATTGTCCAGTGGACAACAAAATCATATTACTGTTGGTAGTAATGGTACTAGAATTAATACTTGTACCGTTACCAAGAACTGTTAAGTTGCCGCTAATAACCAAACTACCAGTAACATTAACACTGCCCGAAACTGTACCACCAGATGAGTTAAACTTTGTATTAGAATTATTGTATGCTGCTTGACCGATATTGGTTGCAGTATTTGCTTGTGCATATGCCGAGTTTGCTTGATAGAAAGCGGAGTTTGCATACGTAGCGGTAGCATTACCATAAGTGAACGCAGAGTTTGCTTGGAAGAATGCAGAGTTAGCGTATTGGCCTGTGGCATTCTGACTTTGATAAGCAGAGTTCGCTTGTATAAATGCTGAGTTGGCATATTGACCAGTGGCATTCTGTGAAGTATAAGCAGCATTCGCTTGTGCGTATGCCGAATTTGATTGTATAAACGCAGAGTTGGCTTGATTAAATGCCAAGTTTGCAGCAGTATATGCACCATTCGCATTAGCAAAAGCAGCATTTGATTTGGCAAAAGCAGCATTAGCATTTGCGTAGGCATTAGAACTATAGATGTATAAATCTACATTACCATTTGCTGCAAAAATATAGTTGGTAAAAATGGCATTAGCACCAGAGATGCTACCATTTGAACCTGTTGTTGTTATTGTGTTTGATGTTATATTACCAACAAAGGTTACATCGCCAGTAACTTGACCACCAACGTTTGCATTCAGTGAATTGTTAGCACGAAGGAATGCGGCATTCGCATAGTTAGCAGTTGCATTACCATAAATGAACGCAGAGTTTGCTTGTATTAATGCTGAGTTTGCATAGTTAGCAGTTGCATTCTGTGATTGATATGAGGCATTTGCTTGTATGAATGCTGAGTTGGCATATTGACCAGTTGCATTCTGTGATTGGTATGAGGCATTTGCTTGTGCAAAAGCAGAGTTGGCATACTGTCCTGTGGCATTCTGACTTTGATAAGAAGAGTTCGCTTGTATAAATGCTGAGTTGGCATATTGACCAGTGGCATTCTGTGATTGGTATGAGGCATTTGCTTGTGCAAAAGCGGAGTTAGCATATTGTCCTGTGGCATTCTGACTTTGATAAGCAGCATTTGCTTGTGCAAAAGCGGAGTTAGCATACTGTCCTGTGGCATTTTGACTTTGATAAGCAGAGTTCGCCTGTATGAATGCTGAATTTCCAGTGTTACGAGCATACGTATCAACTGCTGAACCAGTGATGGCAGTATTAACAGCAGCAAATGCAGCATTTGCTTGAATGAATGCGGAGTTTGCTTGATTGTAACTGAACTGTATTTGTGGTACAACATTAACACCCGCAACAACTGACGCACCATTTACCGTAAGAACAGCACTAGATTTATTAAAAGTTAATCCAGAGTTTGATCCCAGTGAACCTGAGTCATTAAATTGTATTTCTTGGTTAAGACCTGCTGGACCCGAATAAGGATAATGCGTTATGATTGTACCAATAGGCGTTGCATAGAAAAACTTTCCATCACGATTGTTGATAGAAAGTTCACCGTTTGCTAACGATGTAGGTACGTTGCCAGTTACGGTGGAATGTTTAAGTTGTATTACTGTGTTTGCCATTAAAATGTCCCGCCAGCCTCAACCTTTAGTTTATTGGTTTCAGTAGCAGAAATTTCAACAGGCAATTCTTCAATAGACTTTACAGCAACTTTCTTAACAACTTTAGGTGCAGAAGGAACTAATTTTTCCAATTCAGAAATACGAGATTTCATTTCTTCTATTTCCTTTTCTTTTAACTCTAGCACACTCTTTGTTGTATTAAGTTCTTGCAAAATGCCATTATAAGCATTTTCTTTTGCTTGTAATGCATCTTTTGTTACACCAAGATCCCGCATAGTATCATTTAAAGCAGATTGAATTCTAGTTTTTTCTTGAACTATCGCATCATTACTATCTGCTTGTGCTTTATAATGTTGAGTCTGACTAATTTGTTGTAAAGCTTCTTGGTGTTTTACTGTAATTTCATCAATTTTTGCCTGCATTTCTGCACGAACGTCTGTTTCTTTTTCAAGCAATTTTAATCTTGCTTGCATCACGAAGTTTTGCTTGATGATTACATCTAAGTTCTCAAGCAAAACCTCTTGATATACATTTGAAAATTCTACACTCATAATAACTCCTTTTCATGATAAAGTATTTAGAATGTTCCACCTTGTAGATATGTAAATGTTGGAACACCAGAAGCGTTGATGGTTAATACGTGTCCTTCAGTTGACGATGATGCAGTTGAGAATGCGCTTGTTCCTTGACCCAATAGAACACCATTAGTTGTAAACGTAGTAGCACCAGTGCCGCCTCTTCCTACAGGTAATGTACCAGAAGTAATTGCATCAGCAGAGATTGCAATCGCTGTGTTATTGGCAGAGGTGATACGACCATTTGCTTCAACTCTAAACGAAGCAACTGCACTTGCAGTACCATAGTTTGCAGCAGTAATTGAAACGTTTGTAACGTCAGTATTTGCTGTATTAAATGCAGCATTAGCATGATTAAATGCTGATGTAGCAGTATTTGTTACACTAGTAATATTGGTATTTTGAGTAGCATTAATGCCATCAATATTATTAGCAGAAGCAAATGCAGCATTAGCATGATTAAATGCTGCATTTGATGTGTTCAATGCTACCGTAATAGAATTGTTTTGTGTATTATTAACCGCTATTGAACCATTAGCAGCACTGAATGCGGCATCAGCAGAATTCTGTGCGTTAGTAATATTGGTATTTTGAGTAGCATTAACAGCAACTGCACCATTAGCAGCAGTAAATGCAGCATTTGCAGTATTAAATGCCGCAGTAATGGAATTATTTTGTGTTGTATCAGTTGCAGTTGCAGCATTAGCAGCTGCAAACGCAGCATTTGCAGTGTCGTATATTATATTTGCATATGGAAGTATATCAATATTTTTGATACGAACAGTCTGCGATTTTAGATTTGCATTCAGTGTTGAAAGATTGAACGATGCATGATTTGGATTGATATTATTATTTGCTCCAATTTCTGGAGTGTAACCATCAAAAACATAGAATTCTTTATTGGATGAATCACGAATAATACCAGAGTGAGCATTCGTACCATCGTTGTAATGACCAGCAAAACCGATATCTACGAGATCGGATGTGTAATTTCCAAGGCCAAGAACAATTAACGAGTCATTGGCAACAATTTCTGTGGTGCTAATCGAGACAACATTACCAGTAACATACAAGTTACCAGTAATAGAAACGTCACCAGTAACTGTACCACCGTTATTGGCAGACAACGAGTTATTAGCACGTGTAAAAGCAGCATCAGTTCTATTATTTTGTGTTACATTAACTGCTTCGTTACGTGTGATGTAACTGTTTGCATTGGCAAAAGCAGCATTAGCAGTATCAGAAGCAAAAGTGATGCTATTATTCTGTGTCGTATTAGTTGCCGTTGCAGCATTAGCAGCAGCAAAAGCGGCAGCAATACTATTATTTTGTGTTGTGTTTACTGCTACTGCACCATCGGCAGTGCTTTGTGCATTAGAAGCAGCAGCAGCAGCATTATCGGCAGTGGTTTGAGCATTACCAGCATTAGTGTCAGCAGTGTTTGCTTTACCATATGCAGCGTTTGCATGATAAAAAGCAGCAGCAATACTATTATTTTGTGTTGTATTTACTGCTACTGAACCGTTTGCTGTGCTGAATGCGGCATTAGCATGGAAGAATGCAGAGTTTGCCTGATTAAATGCATATGTACTGGTCGCTCCAGTATTTGCTTGTTGAAACGCCGCATTTACCGAATCATAAATTGATTGTTGTTGATCAAGATAGAACTTACCACCGATTGGAATAACTCCAGTACCAGAAGGAGAACCAATAAAGAATGTATTACTGACATAAGAATATGCTGGTTCTGCAACATTTAATGATGTTGGAGTAGCATTTACCTGGGAGTATTTTAGTTGAATTACTGTATTGGCCATTTTTTATCCTCTCGATTAAGGCTTTTAATTATTCTTTATTTATGTTTTTACGTTTTTAGAAACTACCACCAAAAATCAATGTTGTGATTGCATTAGCAGCAATAAATGCCGCATTTGCTTGAGTGTATGCTGAGTTTGCTACATTTCCAGTTGCATTTTGTGACCGATAAGCAGAATTGGCTTGTATAAATGCAGAATTAGCAGCGTCAAACGCATATCCTAATTGAACAATATACTTACTGCCACCAATTTCAATGACACCATTATTATCAGATGTTCCAATGAATAATGTATTACTTGAATACGAATAACCAGGTTCTCCAATGTTTAAAGCAGTTGGAGAATTATTTGTTAATGATCTTTTAAATTGTATTAATGTATTTAACACTTTTGATTATCTAAAAACTGCCACCAACAATTGATAGCGGACCAGTATTTGCTTGTTGAAATGCAGCATTAGCGGTATTAAAAGCAGCAACAAGTCTGTTGTTTGCAGCAGCAACACCAATCTCACCAACGTATCTGTAACCAGTAATATAAATTACCTTTGATGATGTTAGCGTTGCTGGTATTGTACCACCAATAAAGTTTAACACTCCTGCTTGATAATCAAAGAACCATTCACCTACACCACCAATACCAGAATCCGATAATGGTGTTCCTGTAGTTGGATTAGCATTACCTGAAGTTTCAGCATACACTTTAATAAAATATGTTGAACCGAATTCCGGAGTAATCCAATCAGTTAGATTTGTTTTCCATGATGGATAAACAGAACTTATTGGGGTCGTTGTGGTATCAGCAGTACATTGAACTCTAGCAGTCGTTTGATAAAGTTGAACTACTGAAGTATTTGATCCAGGTGCTGTTGCAGGAATGTCTGCCGCTTGGGTCCAAACACGATCACCACGATTGATGGTTGGACTGGCAATCGATTCATTGCTCGGACTTTTATTTGTTGCCGTATCTGTCTTGGCAACACCAAAAAGCTTTTTATATAATAAGTCTACTTTTGACGAATCTGATATTGACATAGTTAGTTACTTGCGGTTTGTAGGGATAACGCAGTCACAGTTTGACCGGTTGTAAGTTTAATCCTAACGTAAATTTCATTTAATGTAGTATCTGAACTTGACACCGTACCAAACGTACAAGTTTTTCTATGTGATGATACTAAACTATTTAGTGTGACTATACCACCTAATGCACAACCATTACTTCCATTTCCTAACACACCTGGTATACCTGAACCAGCGTATGCCACACTCATGTCTAACCATCCACCAATAGTAGATTTTGAATCTATAATACTACCGGGAAGTGCAACCCATAGACCAGCAATTGTTCCAGAGAATTGAATATCAAATTTAGATACCGATGTACGAATAAATTTAAATGTAAAGTATTGTGAACCAGAACGACCTGTGCTTAAATTCGGACCTACTGGTAAATAACCTGTAGAGTAATTTGTTATATCATGTTTTAATACACCAGCAACAATAGTAGCATCAGTAACACGAAGTGGTCCATTTGTGCTATCAAATGCTGAAGCATTATTAGCATATGAAGGATTATCATTAGCAGTTCCTGAATCAGGATTTGCAACTCTAAATGCCAATCCTGAACCCACTCCAATAGCCGAACCAAATGTTAAAGTAGTTTCTTCCATTGCACTTGATGTACCAGTTTTATACTGAACAATTGCGCCAGGAGTAATTGCTGCTGATGTTGTAGAGAGATAACTATTGTTTGTTGTTACTGTAGGACCAGAAGAACTATTACCAAAACCTGTAGTAACAGCACATGTTAAATTTACCGTTGCATAACCACTTGTCACATAAAGATTACGTGCAAGCGGTGTTGTAATCCCTGCTTGTGTATATGTGACACCTGCATTTGATTGAAAAGCACCACCACTTGCTGCTGACACAAATGTATCAGTTGTTGGATACGTATCACCACTTAATTTTGCAACATTGAATCCTAAATTAAACAAAGTAGATGAATTGTAATGTGGTATGGTGCTTGAGTTAGCATACGAAACAGTATTTGATACGATACTTGTTGATGATATTACTGGTGCACCTGGTGCATTATCGTCATAGTACCAGAAAGGAGTATTGGTTGTTGATGCTCCAGAATGTGTCAGATAGATTTCATTCCAACCATTTGATACTGTACCTGCTGCTGAAGAGTCAAAACTTCTCCAAAAACCTTGCGCTGTTCCAGTAACTTTTGAACCATAATCAACACTGTCCGAAATAACTATATCACCATATGTTCCATTTGCCGAAGCATTTGTAAAAGTGTATGCACTATTATTAGCACTGTTTTTAAATAATGTTAATGTACCACTATCACCTGGACCTTGATCTTGAATCGTTGATGTGCTATAAGAACTTGAACGACGAATGTTTGTAACAGTAGTACCACCAGCAACATTTCTTGATGATGATGTACGATCCGTTTGAGTAAAGTTCGTCATTCTAAACGTCTGGACATTACTAATTGTAAGAGTATTTCCAGATGGAAATGCTGGTGGTCCAGGAGGTACAAGTTTACCTAACACTTGATTTAATTGCGCTATACTATTCGTCACTGATGTTGTTGTGGTAAGAGTTATTGCATTGCTTACTAATTGACCTACACCATTTGCTCCTAATGAAATATTATTGCCAACAGGAGTACCAGTTGTATTCGCTTGTATGAATGCAGCATTGGCTTGGTTACGTGCCCACGAATCGGTGGATGAACCACCAGCATTCGCAGCAGCAAAAGCAGCATTTGCAGTATTGAATGCAGCAGTAATAGAACTGTTTTGTGATGCATCAACACCGACTGAAACATTCGCTTGTGTGAATGCAGCATTAGCAGCCGCAAAAGCAGCATTCGCATATGATGCCGCAGAGTTAGAAACATATGATGGTGTATTTGCTTGTATAAATGCAGCATTAGCGGTATTGAATGCCGCAGTAATAGAATTGTTTTGTGTTGTATCAGTTGCACTTGCAGCGTTAGCAGCAGCAAACGCAGCAGCAATAGAATTATTCTGTGTAGAATTGATACCATCAATATTATTTGCTGAAGCAAACGCAGCATTAGCGGTATTCAGTGCTACGGTAATAGAATTGTTTTGTGTGGTATCAGTTGCAGTAGAAGCATTTGCAGCAACAAACGCAGCATTTGCTTGGTTACGTGCATATGAATCAGTACCACTACTGCCAGCATTAGCAGCAGCAAACGCAGCATTCGCAGTATTAAATGCAGCAGTAATAGAATTATTTTGTGTTACATTGGTTGCAGTAGAAGCATTTGCAGCAGCAAAAGCAGCATTTGCATATGATGCAGCAGAGTTAGCAACATAACTTGGAGTGTTTGCTTGTATGAATGCAGCATTGGCAGTATTACGAGCAAATTGATCTGTACCACCAGCATTTGCTGCAGCAAAAGCAGCATTTGCTTGAATAAATGCGGAGTTTGATTGATTACGAGCGGCCTGATCTACATTTCCAGCAACAGCATTATTAGCAGCAGTAAACGCAGCATTTACTGTATTAAAAATTGTTTGTTGTTGGTCTAGATAGAACTTGCCACCAACCGCAATAGAACCAGTGCCTGCAGGTGAACCTATAAAGAATGTATTACTGGCATATGAATATGCTGGTTCTCCAATGTTTAAACTATTTGGAGTATTGGTCGTTAATGACCGTTTAATTTGTATTGATAGATTAGCCATTTATATTTTTTTAGAAATAACCACCATCAACCTGAATCACTGTAGCAGGAGTTATGTTTGAACTGCTTTTAGTTTCATATTTGTTATTTGCCGAACTATAAACAAGTATATATCCATCTTGAAGTCCTGTCGTACTTACATCATTTATTTCTGCCATTGACACATTAGGTTTGGCACGAAAATCATTAGATACGATTGTAGTTCTATTTGGTTGAAAAACTTTAACTGAAACTGAATCCATATTTATCCTCTTTAGAAAGTTCCACCATCAATTTCTAAATCTCCTGATGGTGGTTCTGGAGGTGGTGAATATGAGTTATAACTATTTGTAACTGCTGGAAGAATTACTGCCGTTCCTTCCACTACTCGTATCACTGAATTATCTACAGAATTAATTATGTTTAAATCATATACATATCGACCAGGATTAAGATTAGCAGTATTTGCTGCGGTCATCGTCAATGTAATTTGACCATTTGCAATACCCGTAACTGTTGCAGTTAAAGGTTTATATGATGAAGAATAATAAGATTTGCGAAGTTGAGAAACGGCAGAATAAAATTGTAAATTTATTGGGTAACCACTACTATCGGATACTGTAACATATGATGTTAGATTTGCACCCTGCTCAATTGTTAATTCTGAAAATGCCGCCAAGATTTTCTCCTTTTATTGGTATATTTAGTCAATCTCATATTGCCAATAAAAAACCCTGCCGAAGCAGGGTTTCTTTAAAATGAAAATAACTTACGCAGGTGCAGTTTCATCTTCAACCCATGATTGAGTTTCTTCAACCCAGTAATAGAATTTACCATCATCAGGTGCAGGCGTAGGTGCTTCCCACAATGCTGTTGTGTTGTTTAGATGCCATGATGCATGAGGTTTTGGAGGAACAAATGCATCGATGTCAGCATGATACGAATAACCGATACCAGCATAGCGAACACGTTTATTATTATTATATGATGTTTGTTTCCAGTTACCACCAAATAGTTTTTGGCAAAATGCGATGCCAAGTTCTTCACGTTCTTGGCCATGAGCGTCAAGCAATTCATTGTTACCAACAACAATCACTTGTGTTACAACGTTATTTTCATCAAGTTGTGCGAAATGTGCCATTCAATACTCTCCCAAGTTAAAACAATTTAATCTATTTATGTTAGAAGGATTCGATGTCCTATCTATATCAATATCTGAATTGAAAATTTCGTGATTCAGGTCTTTTACTACCACCATCCCCATCCTAACTTTGCTGTTGTTGAATAATCTGGTGATACTTGTGTTGCAATTACACCATTACCTATATGATGAATAACAATATTATTTGTACCAGAATTAGGTATAAAAGTAAAATCGACATAATCAGCATTCAACGTATAATCAATATTTGGACGTTGATAGACACCAGCAACAAATATCATAACAGATGCAGCAGTGGCTGGAGCACGAACAAGTGGTCCAAACGAAGTTGCTGATCCATCTCCACTGAACACATCTATAGTAAATGGTACTGATGTTACTTGATTTCCAATATATGCCATTTTATTTCCTTGTTATTCTGGTCTTACTGGTGCATCGCCTTCAGGTTTAGGATATTTATCATTGATTTCTTTGATCATATTATAAAATTTTGTTCCTTTACCTGGTATCTCACTGTTGTTCATTGCTTCCCAAAGAGAGTTTACAAGAACTGTAATATCGGGATAGTTTGATGCACGATCTAGAAAATACTGATGATACTCAATAAACTTATTCTGATATTCCAACTCTGCCATAATTTCTGCTTTTGTTGGTGCTTCTGTTTTAGCATCATCTTCCCAACGTGTAAACTCAAAGTGTCCACCTGATGCGGACATATCGTATCGTGCTGTTGGACGTAATGCTTTAATTGCTGTGTCAATACCACAAACTAATTTGTTGTTACTGCCAATTAGAAAATGTGCATATTCAATTTCTGTGTTATTCATTCAATCACCTTTAAAATAAAAATATTTATCAATACTTAATAATCACAATATAGTGTATCTAATTATAGCAACTCCTGAACCGCCAGCTGCACCATTCCTAAATGAAGCAGGATCACCAACAGGATATGGATTTAAACCATTTCCGCCACCACCACCGCCACCCAATCCAGTTGTTCCAGTAGTAGCAGGAGTTGTTGGACTAAACGCACCATTACCTCCACCTCCATTGCCACCAAGCGCAGCATAATTTGGACCACCGCCTCCTCCACCACCACCAGCATAGTAAGTTATTGTTCCAGAAAGTGAAGAAATTGTTCCTATGCCTCCATAACCTTCAGGAGCACTTGAAGTTGCTGGGTGTGTTGTAATTGATTGTCCGACACCACCAGCACCACCGCCACCTGCGGCTCTTTGTGATGTTCCTAATGGACCAGGACTAATATTATCTCCACCATTATTACCTTGACCTGGAGTTCCTTGGATTCCAGCACCTGCAAAAAAGTCTGCTGTACTGCCACCGCCACCACCACCAGCACCTCCACCAGAACCGCCACCATTACCATTTTTTAATCCACCCGCACCTCCACCACCACCAAGCGCATATGAAGTTAGATTCGTTGGTCCATTTATAATTACAGTAGAGCCACCATCAGCACCATTAGAACCATTGGTATCGCCTCCATTTGTACCTCCAGCACCACCAGCACCAATACTAATCGTATATGTTGTTCCTGGAATTACGGGTAAATTTGTTCCTTGAATAACTCCTCCACCGCCACCGCCACCTCCTCTAAATGCACCTCCACCACCTCCACCTCCAACAATGATATAGTCTACTTGAGTAAGTCCATCGGGTACAGTAAATGTACTAGTAGTACCATATATGAGAGTATATATTCCAGGAGGAATAGAAATATTAACAAACCTATTAGGAACAGACATTCTAGCTAATGATAATCTTTTACCAGATAATTTTTGGTTTTGTCTATCGACTGTTCTACTAACTTGAAGTCTACGTTGACTCATTTAAAATCCATTAATAAATTTCAGTTCCAAATGCTGAGAAGGTAAGTAATGAATTATTAGCATTTACAGAAATAGTTGTACCTGCATTCATTGTAATACCAAGAGTCATAGTAACAGTATCTCTTACTGGACAATTAACACGATATGCAATATAATTTGAATTTGATACTGCAACGCCACCAATATTAACTGCAATACTAAATGAATTTCCGGTACCATCAGTTTCGTTAAGATTTGCAATTATTAATGAAGATATGATGGCAGAATTACTAGTCGGAACTGTATATAAAGTTGTTAATGTATTTCCTGTTGGATTTTTTTGTCCTAAAATTCTATATGTTCTTGCCATTTTTTATTTTCCTTTATTTACATTCCACCAAATAGAAATACATCGTCAAAAATTGCTGTACTAGCTAATTTATCATCTGTCACTGAACCTTTAGCAAGTGCAGTAGTAGTTACAGAACCAGCCAACAATTGACTTGAAGATACTAGACTATATGTTATGACACTTGATGCCAGATAGGTTACTGTAATATTATTTGCACTTGAATTTGGTGCTTCAGTAAAAGTTAGAATGCCACTTGTTACTGAATACGAATCACCTGGAGTTTGCAGAACACCATTAACTACAACTGCCAGAGTATTAGCATCACTAACGTTCCGGCTCAAAGTAAATTGAGTACAGGCACCAGTACCGTTAAACTTTTGAACGGCCATTGTATAATTGTTAATATCTGGTGTGTTACCTAGGTAAGCCATTAACTAATCTCCAAAACCGATAAAATAACGTCAGCCGATGACGCAATTGAAGTGTTTACTTGCAAGTAGTCTCCTGCTTCCAAAACAAATTTTTGATCACCACCAATAGGTATTAATGCACCACCGGGAGCAATTGTCGCATCTTTAATAAGAAATACGTTACCGGTAATTCCTCCACCGTTTATAATAATACTAGCGGAAATAGGAGTAGTAATCATGTTTGCTATTGACATACCAATTACAGTGGCTTGAACACCCGTACCAGCAGCATATACATTTGTTGATGAAGTTCCTACAGACTTTAAAGTGTAATTCTTAAAATTATTAGCCATTAAATCCTCTGTTTTTCTTTATTTATGCATTTATATTAACTAAGTGCCATTGCAAACCCAATTGATGCATCTATGGCCGCTGTAATTGAATTGTAAATTGCAGTATTTACCGCACCACGCAATGAACCAGTTAAGACTAATGTATTGGCAGTAAGATTACCCGTGTTCACATTCGGAGACGTTGTATTTCCAGATATTGAAATATTACCATATACAGTTGCATTTGCGCCCACATATAAATTACTTGTAACATTAACCGTTTTAACATTACTTAATGCAATAATATCACCAGTAAATGTTGAACCTTGACTGACATTTAAAACTGTACCAATATAAGCACCACCAGCAATCGATATTTCATCAAAACCAAGCGCATCTAATGTTACGTTTCCAGATACAACAAGATTACCTGAAATGAATGCATCGCCACCAACTGTCAAATTACTTGTGACGTTGGCCATTTGAATGTTACCACCAATTAAACTTCCGTTGGCGGGTAAATATATGTTACTGGTAGCAAACGATACATTAGAAATATTTGCTGTATTAGCATATAGTTGATTAATTGCACCACTATTTCTTACGTTTATACTAGCATTTGAGCCCTGCAAAATAAGTTGTGAATTGATTAGAAGTGGATAACCATTCGATCCATCAGTAAGATTATTGGTAACAGCAACAAGTGTTGATGTTGTCACCAACCATTCTTGAAAAGTATTAGCAGTGGATAATGAATTAATTGCCATCTTGGGTTCTCATCTGTACGATCTGTTTTAACATATCTTTTATTTCCGTTATATCTTTTTCTAAATTGTCTACTTTTTCTTGAATTAATTTCTTATCTTCAAATTCTTTAAGTTTTAAATCTCTTTCAGTATAATAAGTAATTAACTCCTCACGATTAGTATTTAACAGTGCTCTGTTATCAATATCTCTAATTAAACTGGAATTAGATTCTATTTGTACGTACATGATTTACCTTATTTTATTATAGAGTAAAAGTGGATATTGGTGTTGCTGATGAAGCAGGTAATGCAATAACACGTAAATTGGATATTTTTGGAACATCATATGTAGTTGAACCATACATAACCACTTTAACTGCAAACACATTAAAAATATTAAATGTTGTACCGGCTGCTGAAGTATAAGAAATTCTATTATCAGAAATACCAGTTCCATATAACCCAGGAGAAAAAGTTAATTCAGCATAATCATCTTCATTTGTCGAAGAAAAATTAACCGTGTCTGCCGCCTCTGTCATCAACTGCCAGTTATTATTTTCAAAAACAGTTGAATCGGATGGAGATAATACTTTATAATATACTAGAATTCCAGCACTTGATGGTCGGTATGCATCCATGTAAACACGCAAATCACCACATTCAAATCCAGAAGCAAGTTGAACTTTCTTAGTAATATATCGTATGTTACTATTACCACCAACTGCTTTATCTTCACCATTATAAGTAATTATTGCAGTTGTACCACTAGCTGGAGCACTTGCCGTAATTGTTGGTGAAGTTAAATAACCTATACCTCCGTTGGTGGTCAAATCAATACGTGTGACAACACCACCAACAACATATCCCATCGCTGCAGCACCTGAACCACCTCCAACACCTGGAGTAATAGTAATTGCGGCGTTACCTGTATAACCAGAACCACCATTAACAATTACAAATCCACTGTTTTGCAGAGGCATATTATTAATTTTATTTTCAATCGTCAGTAAATTCATACGACTGACATCAATCATAGGTGATATATCAGGATTAGTTGTGTTTAATGTCGCACGTAATATAAATGATGTATTACCTGTTGTTGGATTTAAAATTCTACGACCATATCCGTCATTGCAAGTATAATCATCATTTGGAAAAAGAGGTATTAAACTGTGCTGTCCACCTAAATCCATCTCGGCAGAAAAATCATATTGTAAAGCAGTATTAGCAACAATAGCATCAGTTGACATTAATTGCAATACGTCATAAGGAATATTTTCTGTATATTGTGATAAGTCTGCATTGAAGTAAGCATATCCCAAACCAGTATTAAACACTCGTTTTTGAATAGAGAACATCAAATCTGTTGTTTGATCTGGTGTCCAAGTGGATCCATTCTGAGATAAGAATAACGATCCAGTATAAGGCTGTTCAGAAATTTTAATACCATTTCCATTTGCATCTTTTGTTCTTAAATCTACTGCACCCATTTCAGCAACGAATGCTTCGTATCCATTACTATTCGATACAAGAACGAATGAATGTTCTCCAGGTAACAATAAAACGGGAACATCAAATTTAAATTCAGTGTATTTGGTTGGATCATTCAAATCAGGAATTTCAGAGAGATTAACTTTATCTGGAGTTAATGTTTTTTCTGCATACGGATATATTGTTGATGATGATGGAAAACCATTAACAACAGGACGAAGTTGTAAAGAAACTGGAACCGAAACATCTTTAGTTTTAAAACATACTCGAACTGAATCAATAACAGTTCCTTGCGGATATTGTTTTGGATTAATCAAGAATGTTTGCGCCAAAGGATCATAATAACCAATAACAACATTCTTTTGTACATCAACAGAAGTTACAGATTTAATTGACGATGTTGATGCTGTAAACGATTCTGATACTGTACTTCTTACTACTGTAGGAGTAAATACAGTAACTGTACTTTCTTGTTTAGTTTGTACCATGCCTTGAGCATAGAAACTTGCATCACCATTAGTGCGAGAATTTTCAATATTACCGTTTTGATCATCAATTAAACGGAATAATTTCTCACCAGTTCGGAATATATCAGCAGGAATAATGAATACCGCAGCACAAGTACCTTCAGCCGTTGTATCCAAACTACCTATTGAATATACTGAATTTGAATCTGGATTTGTTGCCCAATTTCCAGTGATTGTAACAGTTCTTGTGGCTGAATCGTATCCAGAAATGAGGGCAGATTGTCCTTTACCAGTTCCATAAATTATATAAATGGTCTGACCGATTAAGTTAGATGCAGTTGCATTTTGTGCTCCACCAGCATGAAGTCCAAGAACAATCGTATTAGTTGTACCACTAATTGCACGACCGGTTGAATGATACCATTTTTTAGAGATATAAGATTTACCAGTAACATTACCTACGACAGCAATACCATTTGTTGCTGCTGATGCCCAATTTGATCCAGTTGATGGAACTAAATTAACCAAGAATGCATTATTGTTCGATGTTAAAACGACACCACCTGTTCCTATAAGATCAGTTGACTTATATGTTCCATCTGCTGCAGCTGCATAAATCTTTACAGTTTCAGCATCTCCAATAGTAGTTTTATATTCTAAGTTATTTTTCGTCATCTCAAAACGATTAACTTTTGCAACATATTTTGTTACTTTTGTATTATCAAAGAATGGATATAATGTCGTGTATGGTTTAAATTTCTCAGCAACTACCAATACATTTTTCTCTCTCATAAAGTTTACTACACTTACATCAACTAAACGATCACCTAATGATTTGGTTAATTGTTGAGGAACAATTTGAGAAAGAATGCCTGTACGGCTAGCATCTAATGTTTGCGTTTCTTTTGTTGTTTTCGTAGTTGTGGTAGTTACATCACCCGTAATGGAATACCGAGTTCCTCCACCATTGACACTACTGGCAACTCCAGTTGCATTAAATTGATTTACTGCTGCAGCATTCGTACCAGAAGCAGTTTTTGTTGTTGTAGTACCTAAATCTTCACTTGTGGTTGTCCACTGAGTATTCCATGCACCCCACGAGGTGCTTTGAATTGAGGACCACGCATCACGTGCCGCATCACCACCAGATAGATCAATATTCTGTGACTCTAAACGAACATCTGATTTCCAAACATCTGAAGAAGGATCAAGTTTAATTGTACCAAGAAAATTAACTACATTAAATGGATTAATATTAAGAGTTTTTGACGCTCTATTTTGCATAATAAATGTTGTATTACTTGAGTTCATCATTAACAATGGTCCGTCAAGTTCAGTATTATAATTTAATGTAGTATCTGTAATAAGGTGTGTTGAATAAAGATTATAAGAACCACGAAGTTGTCGACCAACAATATCAATTGCTGCATTAAAATCTGGAGCCGTAATTGCAGCAGAACCTTTATCAACAAATGAGTCTACAAAGATACCATTTTTAGGTCTAGATAAACCAACCGAATCACGGATTGTTTTATCATTTTTCTGTATTGTAGTAAGTTCTGCAATTGATAATGATGTGTACAATTCTAGATTTTGAATTCTTCTTTCTAAAAGTCCAATATCTTTCATCGTGTAACGGCGATTATTAAACGATTGAATTTGTACTGACGAAGGATATGTTAAATAAGGTGGATAACTCAAAATATAAAGAGTCATAGCATCTGATGGTTCAGGAAGAACCACAGGATTAACTGCCGGAATACCTTGTAAAATATTAAATTGTCTATTCTTATTTAAAACAATTCTATCAATACGTGGTAAATAGTAAGAATAATTAATGTATACGAATGATCCAGGTGTAGGAATTTTTGTACCTACTCCAGACTCTTCTATATCTAAGACAAAATAATTTGCAGTGGCGGAATCAACTCCATCCTTGCGAACAGGACGAAAATCCAAATAATCACTGAGTTTTAATGGATTACCAGTTTGTGTAGTATAAATTGGAATTTGACCATAGTCAATACCTTTTCCACCATTTTCTTGTGAACCTAACCGTGTATATGAGTCTACGTTGAAGAATCCTGATCCTGTTGATCTAAATCTATTGTACCGAACAAGAAGAGGACCACGTGGAGCAGTTATTCCCGGTTTTAAAACAATTGCACTCCAATCATAGTAAGAATCTTTTTGTCCAGTATTTACAGTATACCGATCAGTTACATTAGCTGATGCATTTAATGCATTATAATTTGTAAGATTAATTGCTGTGCCGTTAAAATCAAAAATAGCATTGATTGAGTGTACGTCAGTAACAAACAAATATTGAGGAGAATTTGGTTTCTTAACAACAAAACTTTCAGCAATCTGTGTTTGACCATCGACTGTAGCCACAAAAACAGCAGCATTACCAAAAATATCTTTAGTGGCACTACCTGTATTTTCAACTAAAATTGTATTCGCTTTAGTGAATGTTTTAGATTTTGATGTAGGATTAGATGCACTAATTGTAGCATAAATGTTTGCTGTCATGTCGGCACCACCATCGACTGAAATAGTACGATCTGCGGTACTTACACTGAATTGTTGTGCTGGCACATATTGGCCTTTTACCATTGATGTACTAGTACCAGCATTAGTTACAATGACTTCATAATATTGTAATTCTGATGATGATGATGTTGCACTACCAGGATCAACTAAAGTTTCGCCAGTGCCTACAGATAATGCCGAAGAAACTCCACCGTTAAATGGAATACTTTGATATAATCTTTGATAAGTGTAAACGAAATTCGTTATTGAATTATCCGCTACATTAGTTTTACCAATTCGTATCAACAAAGGTTCATTCGACACTTCTTGAATAATAACTGGTTGAAAACGACCGTATCTTTCAAGTAACTGAGGATTCAAACTCAAAAGTTTTGACGATGGAGATACGTTAGCATATGTAATAGCCTGACCTGAAGTATTTCTAACTACTAAAGATTCTACACTACCAAAAGTAGTATTCATTACAAAACGATGATTATTACTAACTGGCGTTAAAAATCCATTACTTAAAGTTGCAATTCTAGCATCGCTTACAGTGTATGTCAATCCAATAGGTGTACTTGGTACAGTTGTAATAACACTTGTGGCATCACCAATATTTGCTGCTAATTGGAATGTTGTTGAACCATTAGTGGCAATAATGTAATAAGTTTGTGCTGATGCTGATGTATTCGCATAATTTGTAATTGTGGGACCAGAAACAGTAAACGACATACCATAAAGTGAACCAATTGAAGTCGTAATAGCAGAACCACCAGGAGTTGCCGATAATCTAAATGTTGTTGAACCATTAGTGGCAATAATGTAATAAGTTTGTGACGTATTTGCATAACCATTAGTAATGTTACCAGTAAAGGTACCTACAGGTGCAAAACCTGATCCATAATATGCTTGACCTGGCATCACACCTACTGATATTCCTACTTGTGAATTGGGAGTGTTAGCAAGCGTAACAGATTGTCCAACTTTTAGTCCTGAAAATCCTGGTGGATAAATGAAATCGCCACCGGTGCTAGTTATTCTAACGTTACCTGAACCTTGTATAATAAATGTTGCGTTTGATGTACTTGTTGGAACGGCTATCGTATTTTCATAATATGTTAAACCAGTTATGTTTGGTGTATTACTATAAGAACCGTTAGCGTAAATAGTAACGTTCTGAACGTAACCAGCATTAGCACCAGTACCGTAAACAAATATCCTTGCGTTGGCAGGATTTACTCCTGGATTAAGACCATAAGTTGAAAATGTAATCCAACTATTAACTGTTCTACCATTGGCGGTAATTGATGTTACATTGGATGTTAAATTTCCTAATGCAACTGGTGCAATACTACCGCTAAGAGCAATTTGTTGACCAGGTGTCATAACAAAAGATGTTGGAGAACAACTAAAATATCCATCTGTACTAGTTATTGAAACTCCTGTAGGTGAACCACCAGGACTATACGTATAATCAGTAATTGTTCTTTCTGAAGTATCATTAGTACCAGCAGTAAATTTTAGCAACAGACCTTTATAAACATCATTGTTTGCAGCAAAACCTGTAGGCAATAAAACTGTACTTGTACCGCCTCCTAATGCAAGAACACCTGTACCATTAGCGTAACCACATTGTGTTGTATTAATATCAGTTAAAAAAACTTTGTATGTGTATGCACCACTGTCAAAAGTATTGGCTCCAAAACTATAAAAAGATGTTCCTTTAACTTTAGCAGAACCAATAATTGTATTGGCATACACTGCGGTATTTGCTGTTGCAGCACTTGTTAAATAGTTAGTTGCTTGTGTCGTATTTAAAAGAGAAAGTTCTACAGTATTAAATTGGTTGGTTCCAAAATTACCATATAAATTATTAGCGTAAATATAATAACCGTAATTGATAGAAACCGGTTGATTAACAAGAGACTCTACTGTTCTTGGTTTTGGTATATTAATTACTGTAGGTGCGATTGTCTGAAATTCATAACCTTTAATATATGCTTTACCTGCACTCAACGTAACGTTTGCAAACGCAGAATTTGCTTCACTATCCGTAATAGAAATCTCAAAATTTTTAATTACATAATCACCAGATTCGTCAGACGTTCGGCGAGCCAGTTCATCACCAAGTGGACCATAAATTGGAGTTTGAACAACTTTTTGCGGCAAACCATTTTTAATAGTAGCTAATTCGATAAATTGGCTTAAGTCTGTACTGGTTAAACCACGTTTTGCAAGAAGTAAACTGATTTTGTACCTATCAGCGCCAGGAGCTTGGAAGTTGGACGAACTTTGTGCAGGATCGAGAAGTGAAGTGTCTTGCGTATAATCAACAATACCTTCAGTAACCTCAAAACCAATAATTGTATTACCATTACGACTATATTTGTCAATTGCAACCGATTGAGGTTGATTTTTTACAAAGTATCCTTCATAATAAAATACACCATTGTTGATAGAAAAAGTTTGATTATTACCTGTTGGATTTGTTGCTGCCACATTCGCATAATAAGTGACAGCATTTGTATCAGTATTTGCTGTATAAATTGTTTCACCAGCAACAAATGGATCACCAAATAATTGATTAATTACCAAAGTGACAGGTTGGTCAGCAAGCGAATCTGCATCATAAGACGCTAAAACATAGGCACGTTTAGTGTTGGCAGAGTTATAAATTTGAACTTTATCAAATCCAATATATGAAATGTCGTTTGTTGCATATGTTGAGGCCAGATTAATATACGCTGTATTTTGAATTGTGACTTGTCCGCCAGTTACAACCGAACCATTTTGAAAAATATGGTCACCAAATTTTTTAATTTGATCTTGAAGAATTGTTTGTGATTGAGTTAATTCACGGGCTTGAACTGCATTACCTGGTTTATACAGTATGCGATGAAAATCTTTATTATCATCAAAATCATCGTAGTAAGGATCAACATTAAAATTCGTAGTAAGTGCCATTTCTTAACCTTTAAAATTTAACAACAAGTTTAATACTCTCAGCTTGACCATCTGATCTGGTTGTTTTAATTGCGTTTTCAGTATACAAAATATCACCGCTATAGGGTTGAAATTCTGGCAGCGTGGATCCAATAACCAAACGACTTGTACCAGTATTTGCTCCAATAAGAGGAACACCTACAGTAAATGAACCTCGAACATTAGTCAGTCTAACCAAATTTTGTTGATCCACAACAAATCCATATGCATATGCAGAATTAGCAGATGTTCCTTGATAAACAAATTCATCTAATGCATAACTTGCACCAGTAACAAGTTGAAGATTGGTAGTTTGTGATATCACAGAGCTTGCATTTACAGATGTTACAACAGAAGAACTACCGTATTTATGAGGATCCACAAGAATACCATATTGCCTAAATGTGGTATTTGCTGAAATTACTCCATTTTCTGTAGAGTCAATTTCACCAATTTTTACAGCAACCATTACATTAGAACAACCCAATTCTTTGGCTGGGTTATAAGCATGTCCATATTTTGGATCCAGAATAGGTCTAACTATACAACCAGTTCCTGTTCCAAATATGTAAGCATTTGCTATCGTATATCCAGTTCCAATAGTCGTAACAGTGACTTTACTTATTTGTCCACTAGCACTAAGTGTTGCATATCCCTCTAAAGGTGTACCGTCTCCATCCACATAAACTCTAGTAGTTAAAGATACTTGATTTGCAGTTGTTCCACCACCACCCGCACCTACAGTTGGAGCCGACAACGTTATTTTTGCATTTGCAATATCAATAGAAGAAATATAAGACCCTGGAGTAACTCCTGTTCCAGATATTGACATGTTAGCAGATTGTATAGAAACATTTGCATTTGCAATATCTTCACCCGAAAGTGTGAAAACGGTACAACCAGATTGAAATGTAGAAGGAATAGAAATATTACTTTCATAATATCCAGATCCAGAATTTGATACTACGATTGTTGCAATTTCACCATCAACAACATCCAATATATTACTTTGATAATCTATTTGATTTACTGAAGATGGTACTGGAATCCAAGCGTTTGTTAGGAATTTGTTTGATGGTTTAACATTATACATATACTTCCAAATATATCCATCAGAAGTAGAAATGTTACCATTTGATGTCGTATAATCTCCAACTGGTTCTACGGTTGAATTTGCTGAAGAATTATTTGACAAACATTTATATACATTTCGAGATGTAGTCATCACATAAACTGGGTTAATATATGGAGATACAGAATTAGTGATTACAGTAAGAACTCCGTTGCCAGTATTTACTGTTGCGGTTGGTGTGCTGGTGTATGAACCATTAGCAATAACCTCAACATTAATAATATAGTTTCGACTATTTACATATATTCTTGCATTAGCAGCAACGTTAGAGGTTCCACCACCAGTAAATGTAACAAAACTATTTACACCTACTGCGTTAGTATTAACAGTAATACTTGCTACATTATATACCGCAGCACAAGCAGTAATTAAATCTGATACCGAAATGGCATCATCATATTGTTTATATCTTGTATTAGCGGTCCAATTAACTCTAGGAATAACAAGTTCTACATCCGTACCTGTTATTTTTTTAGCGGCAATCATATTATTCCATACAGTTTTTTCATCTCTGATACTGTCGGTAATAGATGGTACAGTGTTTTCGTCTTGATAGCTTAAATGATTACCAATAAAAACATATCCAAGAGTAGGAGAAGGTTCATAAAAACCTTCCTTGAACTGCTGGGCCACAGAATAATTTAATTTTTTAGAAATTGCTGATGTCATAAATTGTATTTATTCTCTATTTGTAGACAATTAAGTCTTGATTGTTAGCAGTTTGAGTAAAAATTCCTTTACTGTTCACTCTCAAATCTGCACCAGTTCCCACACTATCTGGCGTTATATCTGGCGGATAATAGTAATTACCTTGAGTATTAATTGTTAGATTTCTAATAGCACCATTAGCAGGATAAACTTCAACTGATACGTTTGCTGGTGTATTCTGACCAGTAAATCCTACCGTAATATTAGCTACTGTTTGAACATTAGATACAGGGTAAACAGTGAATGTTGCATTTGTTGTAGAGTTACTATTTGCAGTTAAAGCAATTGTTGCAGTGTACAATGTATTTGATGTCATTGTGGCTGCAATATTTGCAATGTTTGATGTATTGGCATTATAAGAAATTCTGAAACGAGCACCTGAGCCGTTTTGACTTACACCATTACCAGCATAAATTGTTCTTGGTCCCATCGTAATTGTAAAGGCGGCATTTGATGTTTGTCCATTTAATCCACCCGAACCTGCTGGAACTGATGCAGTATTTTCATAATATCTTAAATTAGTAACTATTGGCGTACCATAGTAAATACCATTAGCAAAAACAGCCACATTAACAACATATCCAGCAGTATTTACAAAAATTCTGGCATTTGCCACATTTGAATTGAGTCTTGTGTTGCCATATGTTTGTGGGTTAGACAATGTAATCCAACTATTAACAGTTCTTGCGCCCGAATTAGCAATAATACTTTCAACAGCACCATTCAAATTAATATTAGAAACGTTTGCATATAGTCCAATGTTTGTAATAATAGTTCTAACGATAGCACCTATACTATTAACAATAATTTGTACGTTAGCGTTTGATGTTGGATAACCTGTATTGGCAAAAGAAGAGGTGTTTCCTACTCCAGTATTACCGTTCATTATCGGTTCACCACCTTGAATAACAATATATCCATTTGCATATCCACTACCACCATCAGTTGGCCAAACTTCTGTTACCGAATAAGGTACAGAACTAGGAGCAACATTAGGTGTTGTGCGATATAATCCAACCTGATTAATAGTGTATGATCTTATCGTACCTGTGTTTGGATACACTTCATAAGACACGTTAGCATTAATTACAGGATTACCTCCAGTGAATACAATATACCCATTAGCTATTGCACGACCGTTATAAGTTGCAGTATTTGCTGCAAATGACGATACGTGAAGTGGTGTGTTATTCACAGTAGCTTTTATGATAGATTGCGTAATTACAGTGAAAACTCCATTACCCGTATTTGCTGTTGCAGTTGGTAAACTAACATATGCACCATTAGCAATAACCACAACATTAACAATATAACCAGCAGTATTTACATAAATTCTTGCGTTAGCCGCAGTATTACCTGTTCCACCACCAGTGAATATAACAAAACTATTTACACCTACAGCATTAGTATTGGCAGTAATACTTGCCACATTAACTGCTGAAGTATAAAGTCCGGGGTCTAAAATAGTGGTACTAACAATACTGCCATTAGCATTAACTTCAACTGCAACTTGTGCTGCCCTAGAACTACCTCCACCAGTAATTGTCAATACACCATTTGAATGCCCAAGTCCATTATTCGTAACAGTAACTTTAGATATAACCACGTTTGGACTTGTGTTTGGTGTGAGTGTTGGAAAACCAGGACCTCTATACAAACCAGGATCAATTCCAGTAGTAAGAATTGTTCTAATTCCACCATTTGAGGGATAAACTTCTATATTGACTTTTGGTACACGAATTGGATCACCATCAGAAAAATTTAAAAAACCATTTGAATAACCCGAACCAGGATTAGTAATCGTAATTGAGTTGGCATAAACTACGTTACCTGCAGGTGTATCTGGTGTAGCAATAGGTGTTTTTGAAAATAATCCGCCACTTGACAATGTAACTCTTCTTAATGAACCATTAGAAGGAAAAACTTCAACATTAGCAACAGCTGATATAGATTGATCTGAACCAGTAAACAATAAGATACCATTGGAATACCCAGCACCTTTATAACCAATAGTTAAACTTGTAATTATACCACCACCATTATTAATATTCAGGTATCCATTTGAATATCCTGAACCCGAATTTGTAATCCAAATGTTGGATAAATTTTCTGAAGTTAAGAGTGTAGTATTTGAGATAATACTATTAACAGTCCTGATTTCACCATTAACTGCAATTCTTGTGCCTGGAGTTAGAATGTTCTTTTGATTTGCGATATTAAATTTAGTAGAAAGACCTGTAACAAGTACACTTCCATTTGAAACATTAATTTTACCAGAAAGTGTAATTTCTTTTGTATTTTCTACATTAATAGTAGAACCACTAAAAGAATTTGATTTTTGATATTCAGCATAATTTACAAAACCTACTGGATGTAATAAATCCTTTAGTATCTTTTTATATTTGTAAAATTCCACTTTAGAAGAAATTACATATGAGTAATCAACATAATATTGACGGCCAGCAATTTTTCTTTCTGATGTTGATAATAAAGAATCAGAAGTTTCCCAACGACCTGTAGAAGAAACATAAGACCGTTCAATTTCTGGAACAAGAGATGCACCACTACCTGTAGAACTAATTACAGTTGCAATAGGAACAAATTGATAACCACTTCCAGGTACTGGAACTCTAACAGAAAGAATCGCACCAGGAACATCATCAGAGGTACCTTGCAACTGTTCATTATCTGATGCAATAGAATCAATTACTATATTTGCATTTGAACCTAAAAGAGATGATACAGTTATAGTTGGAAAATTATTCTGTACATATCCAAAACCACCTTTTGGATAATAATTATATACACCAATACGTTTATTAGTTGATGCATATGTCCAAGGCTGTGTTACAGACATTGTTATTGGATCAGTAATTGTGGCAATTACTCTAGACTGGTTATTAATATCAATTGTGTCACCAACTTTTAATTCTGTAGTAAATTTTGTGCCAGTTCCTGATACGACAACACCACTCGTTGAAATTGTGGCTGTGCCAGAAATTCGTGTATTTGCAACTTCAATTTTTCGAATAGAACCATTTAATGCTACGTTAGCAACAACAGCAGCTGCACCTTGTCCATATGTTGCTACAGGATTTGAACCAAAAACAATCTCATCACCAACTGCATATCCTATTCCACCGTTATTAATTTTAAATCGTGCAATACTACCTAAACTTTTTACAGTTCTAATTGCTGCGCCAGGACCATATGATGCACCAAATCCGTCTAAAATAGGAGTAAATACTGATGCATCGGCGGACAAAACTCTAACATTTGCAATTGGTCCAACTTTTAACACATCATATGAAAGTGAATCAATAATACGTGTATTTACGTTTTCACCCGTAGGATTGTTTGCATTTGGAAAACCATAATCTGATGCACTAATTAAAATATTTTTATAATCATCAATTATGTCAGTGCTAACGATAAATGTATTCGCAGAATTAGTTCCAGATTCATCAATAGCATCAACAACTAAATTAAAAACGGAATTTCCATTTGCTGAAATTAAAATAGGAGAGCCATTTGTAAAAACTGCACCGCCATGAAAAACTAAAACACGATTAATTGCACCAGAGAATACAGTTCCAACCGTGGCAATAGCACTCGTTATTGAATTACCACCAATAATAGAAATTGGATCACCTACTCTGTAATTAAATCCACGATTAATAATATTAACTTTTTTAACAATAGAAAATGTAGATGCACGAACATCTAATAGAATTCCATTAGCGTCAATAATAGGAATGGTTACAAATTCACCATTTAAAAAATTACCTTCTAAAGAAGTTGTGTTGATTAACAATTCAATAGGTAAACCAAGATTTAATACATCGGAAAGAATTCGGCGACTAGCTATTTCAATAATTGCAGATGCACCAGAAGTTAAACCTATAACTTTTCTGTTTTGAAAAAGTTTCTCATCAAATTTATCATAAACAACTTTAATAACAGAACCATTTGGTGGTGCAGTATCAAAAATTATTTTACGATATTCTTTTCGTATAAAAAAAGAATTTGTTTCAATATCATTAATATAAACTGTAATATCATTGGTTGTTACAATTTGTGCTAAAATAAATTCTTTAGTTAAACCGTCACCAACATAATTTGTATAAACATCAGTATTAATTCGAAGTTTGTTATCAATCGTCCATTTACTGTTGGATGCTTTTAAGACATTATTACGGGGTAAAATAACATCAATATCTTCTCCAAATACTAAACGGAAAAGAAGTTTGAAAGAATTTTCACTACCTTTTATTCTATAAAGAGGTAATAGATGTTTAAAAAGAAGTGCTTTATCGGATTGAACCTCTAAAGGTACAAGTGAACCATACGTATTATAAAAACTTTTTTCAAACTCTTCAATTGAATCGTCAATATCAGAAATATTTTTTAACTTTTTGGCTTGAGTGACCAAATCATTTTTTTCAGTTCCTTGCTTAGTTTCTAAAAACTCATAGTAAGCCTCAAGAAAAGCTATAAATGTGGGATATTCGTCTCTAACATATTCAGGAACCTGTTGATTAACAAGTAGTGATGTTTTTAAATCTGTCGTCATTATACAGTTTCTAAGATTGTACTAATAGAAGTTGGATCATCTTTGTCTAATGTAATAATAATATTTTTAGAAGTTCCAATAATACCTTTATCAGATTCAATAGTTAGTCTGAGATATCCATCAATTGAACTTACTGAATTAATTAAAATATTGTTAATGTAAATTATACCAGCATTATAGTCAATTGTGCCGGCATTACCATTTACGATTTGTCTTACTGCATTTTGGTCAAAGTATACAACTCGAACAGTACCTATTCTGGAATCAACCGAAACAGCAGCTTGAGCTCCATATCCACCACCACCAGAAATTGATATAGTGGCTTTGGTGTATTCAATACCAGTTTTTGTTATATTAATTTCTTTAATTTTACCATTAACAATTATTGCAGATGCTTCTGCACCATATCCATCACCCAAAATGGTTATTGTGGGTGCCGAAGTATAACCAACACCACCATTTAAAACTGCAATTGAAGAGATACCAGTATATGATTGTGGTGTTTCTTCAAAGATAACTTCTCTTTCAATTCCTTGATTATCATATACTTTAAATTGAGTAGAGGTCATCTTGTTCGTAATTGTACCTCTATGTAGAGGAGCACCAAAAACAATATTGTAAGATTTATTTGCATTTAAAGACGGCTTAAACCTTTTCTGTAATTTAATTACAGTTTGTGATCCAATAATTGAGTTGACATCTGTATTGTCAATTGCATCTTGTAATCTTGATAAAATAAATTTTGAATTAAATTGATCCAGGTTTTGCGTTTTATAAGTTAAAATAGAAGAACGAATAGCAGAAATTACTTGTTCTTTAGTTAAAATAGTTTTTTTAGCATCATATGAAACATTTGAATTTATTAACAAATATAGATATTCTGGATCACGAATAATTGTTTGTACAGCTACAACAGCTTTTGGTTTAATAATTTCATCAATAATTTTTTGTTTTTCAACATCAGAAAGATAATAATTTTGTTTTGGTTTTAAAGAAACAAAAACACGACCAAAAACTGGAGGTGATTCATCTTCTCCACCCCAAACAGAAACCGAGTCTATGGCAGAATAATTTTTCTTGATGTACGATGCATAATCGTTAAAAGTAATCAAACGATTTTGAGTAGTAAACTGAAGAGGTGCTGCAAATTTAATTTCGTCTACGGATTCACGTTCAGATCCACCAGAAGAAGAACTTATAGGATCAATTGTAAAGTCTGTTAATGAGTTGCCTAAAGAATCTACCAATGTTCCCGTTGCAACAAAATTGTTTGCTTTATTCGCAACATCACCGTTTGTAATTAAATAACTTAAAGATACAATATTACCATTCGTTATTGTTTTACCTATAACATTATTTCCAAAGTAAATGCTATATTTTTCTCCTTTATCTTCCTGCAAATAAAATACTGGTGAAGTTGTTGTAACATTGCCGGCATCCGTAGCCAACATAAAAGTTTCAATTGATGTATTGGTTGATGATGCTTGTACAGTTAAAGAAATAGTAGAAGTATCTATATTAGTGTCAGGTATTAAAAATGTTTGTTTTGGATTTGTTGTTTGATCATATGTGTAATTATATGATACCAACTGACCTTCGTATATTGGCAAGTTTAAAAATGTAAAGTCTGTATTAGACTTTGTCGCAGTTGTTTCCGCAAGAGTTACAAAATTATAACTGATACCATCAATTTCATTCGATAAGAAGGAAAATCCTTTAGGTATAGTCAACGTTGATGAAGTATTTGAACTGGTAGAAACAGTAAAATTTAAAGTTGCCTCAGAAGTCTTACGTGAATATGGAACATAACCTAAAACTTTTGCGTGAGAAATAACAGAATCTCTTAATAAAGCCGTGTCCATAAATGATTCATTTGCAACCATATTTAAATAATATGCATTGTAATGAGTATTATATGCCAGAATATCCAACAACACATTCAAACCAGAACCTTCAAAGTCATAGTCTGTAAATTCAGATTGTGCTTTTAAATATGTTTTTAGATTCTGCTTGATTGTATCAAAATCAAGTTCGGTTACTCTTAGACGATCTGTCATTTTATCTTATACGCTCTAAAAAGAAGTTAATCGTTACTGGATTTGGAGAGTTGATGATGAAAAACACCATTCTAACTTTATATCCATTCTCATCGGGTGCTGGTATAGCAGTAATAGATTCAATTGCCACCCTAGGTTCATAATTTTTTATTGTTTCACTTAATTTTCTTTCAATTGATGCACCAAAAACCGAATCAACAGGTTCAAATAATAGTCCTCTAATACCTGCACCAAAGTCTGGTTGAAATGGTTTCTCATAAAAATTAGTGGAAACTAAGTTCTTGACTGCATTAATGATCGCCTTTTCATTGTAATGTCTACTCACATCTTTTTTAATCGGATGTGAAGTGAAGTTCAGATCAAGGTCTTTAAACGACCTTTCTGCGGTAATTGTTGGATCATTTGAAGTAATTTTTGTTGACATCGTTTATTTATTCAACCTCCAGCAAAAACATTACCAGAACCAGATGCCACAGCAGTACATCCTGAAATACTGTCTCCTACTCTTCCAGCGCCACGTCCTTGCACTTTAACGGTGGACGAACCAGAAGATATACTGGCAGCATGAACCGAACATGGATCATCATTCGGAATAAGATGTGGAGTATTTGTGTGACCCTGACAACTCCAAGGTATTCCATTTACAAATACCTTTGAAGCTCCTTCAGCTCTTGCCGGTGTTGAACAATGAGTGATATCTGTATCCCCAATTCTAGTTGCTGCTGGCATTAATTTCTCCTATGTCCAACCTGATGGGTCGGAACTATAACCTGGTGTTATTATATTACCCGATGCATCTGTAACAACTCTATTAGGTGATATAGATTGCATTATACTCTGTAACCTAGTAAATTGTCTTGTTGGTATCAAATGTACTTTTTGTGTAGTCGTTGTTGGAGTGCCTCCAGTGAATGTATAGATTACAGTTTTTTCTGGTGACCTATCTGGATAAAATTTAATAATTTGATCCCATTTTACTCCTTTTTCCGCAATTAATTTATCATATGATTGATAAGTTAATTGTTCAAAATCTTCTGAAGATGAAATATAATTTTTAGTATTAATTGCAATAAACTCATCTTCTGTTGCTAAATCGTAACTATATTGACCAGTTAATGTAAAAGTCGTTGTATATGTTTGTGTTAAAGGATCAGATAATATACAACTAGTATTTGACATAGTTACACTAGAGATAGATTTACCATCAACTGTAGCACCAACATATGTTATTACTATTGGATTGACTAAAGCAGATGCAGTTATGGTAACGGTTTCACCTGCGGGCACATCTGTAAATTGTCTACCATACGTTGATAGAGTCACTTTGTTTCTCTACTCATCAATTCTTTAAACCTTGGCATCCAAGATTCTATCTCATCATGTTCTTTTTCCGTGTGTGGAGGAGGAGGCATATACGGATTAAACTTGATTACGTTATCAAACTTTTCTGGAATATCTTCCCAGTTAGTGTAAGTTTTTAATTTACCTTTTACTAAAATAATAAATTCGTGTTTCATATTAATTCAAATCAATACGTGGCGCTTTAAATGACATATTACCACCAGACGTTATCTTACATGTGCCACCAATGTCTGCTTGAAAACTGCCGCCAACTTTAAGTTTTGCGTTTTTACCCACATCTACAGTGGCATTTCCATCAATAAAAACTGTAACATCACCCTTGACATATACTTGTTCGTTACCAATTACAACTTCAAACTTATTTCTTTGTATTCTTTCCGAACGATCACCTAATGGACCATATTCAACATAAGAACCCGACCGATGATACATGTGTATTCGTTCTGCATCTTTAGTGTCATCAAACTCTAATGCATGTCCAGATTCAGATTCGTACACATTGTTATATGGATACTTGGCAGCATAGTAAGAATCTGGTTCTACTTTACTTGCTTTCTTTGTTTTCTTTGCTGTATTGATTGCTGACGGATAATCAGAATCATTTCTTGCTAAACGTGATGTTGTTGGTTCATCCAACTTTCGTGGATAATTTGTAGCAGACTCATCAGGCTTTACAGGTGCTGCCGCAAGTTCTGCCGATGTTCTTGGATCACAAAAACCTTGCTGTGAGTTTCCAGCAGACAATGGAATACCAGGAAGTGTGCCTATAATAATTGGATCTTGTGCATTCGGTCCATCTGTAAAAAACCCTATTACCATATCAGACTGTCTTGGTGGATATGGATTAACGTTATTTGTTGGTAACATTACTTGCGCCCAAGGCAACGAATCTGTAGGCAACAACGATTTATTATCTGTATGCCAACCGACACAACGAACACGACACCGACCCAGTTTTAAGGGATCATTGATAGCCTCAACGACACCCACGAACCAGATGAATCCATTTTTGCCAGCAAAGTCTTTATTATCTTCAGTAGGATCCATATGTCTTTATTGCTTGATTTTGATCTGCCACACCTTGTGGTATAAATCCAAGTTCATTGGATGTTGTTGCAACTTCTAATATTGTTTCATGTTTCTCAAAACCAATAATATGACGAGTGGCAATAATCAAATATTTACCACTTGTTCCACGATCTTCATTCTCATCATCACCAGGTTCTTTTATTGAAAAATCTGGTACCCTCAAATTCAAATTAAAACCAGAAGTTAATTGAAAATTACCTGGCATAACTAACTTGATTCTTTTATTCATTAAGTTAGTCATAATAGCTTTACGTTGAAATATAAAATCTTCTTGCGTTTCTATTTTTGATATTGAAGTTGGATCATATTTCTTAACGTAAGCACTATTTTTTCTATTTACACCAAAACTACTTACCGTTTTTTTAGAGTTGTATGCTTCAGTTGCAAGTTCACCTCCACGATTTGTT